GGGGGGCCTTTTTGGGGGGTTTAGGGGGGGTTTCCCCCCCCCCCCCCGAAAATTCGTTCCCCGAATTTTCTGAGGGGCGATAAAGCGTTCTTCATATCGCTTTCCTCCTGTGATTTTCGTTATTTCCGGGATTGCTTCATCAGAAGCTCTATCCCCCTGCGGTACGCCTCACCTTTCGTTATGCCCTCTGCGTTGCAGTACGCCTCAAGCCTGCGCTCCGTCTCTGCGTCAGTCCTTATGCTGTACTTTATCTCTTTGGGCTTTTCGGCCTTTGGCCTACCCATTTTCTTGCCGATGGTGTGCGCCTCCTCTCTCTTGCCTTTTTGGTTCCGTTGTGATACAATAGATATACCGTTGAGAGGAGCGGCGGCAAGTACCGCTCCCTCATTGGTTCCTGTGAGGCTCTGCTTATTTATTAAGCAGGGCCTTTACCTTTTCCTTTGCCTCCGCGAGGTCTTTGCACTCGTTAAGGATTTCAAGGATTTTGCGGGTCTGATTTTCTTCCGCTGTCTCTTTCAAAAGCTCGCCCACATTCATTTCGTCGTCCATGTATGTCTCCTTTCCGGCACCTGCCACCTTACTCGTCTCGGTTTCCCTTGACTGTAATTTAATTATAGTTTATGTGTGGCGAAAAGTCAACCATTTTCCAATACTTTTTCGGAAAATTCCATTTTTTTCAGACCTCTTTTTTAAGCTCTGGCAGCATGGGGCAAAGCTCCACCTCGTCGGCACAGTGAACTACCTCCGGGCTTTCCTGCCCGGTGTGCTTCGCCCACCAGTCGTTTTTCAAGGCGTTGCACCAGCGAATGCCAGCTCCATTCCCGCCGCTGCCTGCGTTGAAGCGTCTGCCGCAGAGGGCACACTCGACGAACCTGTACCCGCCGCGCACGTAGTCTTTCCTATGCTCAAAGTTCATGCCTCTGCCTCCTCTGCTGGCTGCTCAAGCCAGAATTTCATATAATCCGGCGAGGGTACGCCGTCCTCGAAAAGCTCCTCAAACAGCGGAACAAGCTGCGTCACCATTTCGTCGAGGCTCATACTTGCTATAATCTCTGCCCGGTTCGGTTGTACGTCCGGGCATATTTCTTTTCGGGCGCTCTCGCAGGCCGTTCCGAGATAGTTTAGGAGACAGCCGGGAACGCGGCACCTATCGCAAAGTTTCATACCGTCGCCTCCCCTGCAAGCCGCCGTGTAGGGTCGAACTCTTTGCCCTCCATATAACCTCTGGCGTAATCGCTGGGCGATATTTCGTCCTGTGTCCGGGCCTTAAATTCTTGATGGCCGAGGTGCTGGGCTGCCTCCTTAACCTCTTTCGGCATAACAAGCACAAGGCCCCATTCGCTCTTGTTCTCCTCCTGCTGCTTTGAAAACGCCTCTGAAATGCCGTAGCAGAAGCCATACCCATAACTGTCGCAAAGGCTCTTGACGTAGTTGCTGTAGTAGCCCTCATTCTCTTTCTTAATGCGTTTCACTCCGGCCCGTATGCAATCTACCGCATACTTGAAGATGGCTACGCATATCTCTACGTCGTCCTCAAGGCCGATAAAGCCTATGTACTGTGTCTGCTCACCGTAGCGGTGGTTCCTATAGCCCTTGCAGCAGTAGTTCTCCCCGATAACCGCCGAAAGGTTGATTATCCACGGGTCGCGCCGCTTGCTGCAGGTGATGTCTGTCCGAACGTCCTTTACGGCCTGTTTCTCCACCTCTTTCAGCTCCGCCTCTGTGAGCTTATGCTCCGCCATAAGCTGTCGGGCCTTGAGGAGCGCGGCCTTTGCCTCCGCCTCAACTGGGCTTTCCGCCAGCGCAAGGAGCTTTCTGATTTTGTCTTTGTAGTCAGTTGCCATGTTTTTCTGCCTCCCTCCGGGCCTCTGTGATACGCTCCTCAAGCCTCGATTTGCGGACGTATCGGTTCGTGTTTTCCTTGTAGAAGCAGTAGCCGTCAAACCGCCAGCGGCCTCCTCCGAGGTCGTGGAACGTGGTGTAGGTAGGTCTGTACGCTCCACGCTCGTCCCCCTCGTGGCTGAACGGTTCTCCCGCCTGCGTACAGAATGACAGCATAAGGACGGGCGGGACGCTGTTCACAAAATACTCCACCATTGCCTCGTCAACGGTGTCGCCGGGGAAACAGTAGTCCTCGAACGTGGGGAGGCCGCTTTCGTGCCAGCCCTCGTATGTCTTGACGGGGTAGCTGTCTGTAATGCGTTTTCGCTCCTGCTGCACCGTCTCAAGGATAGCGAGCTGCTGTTCCGGCGTGAGCTTTACGTCGTCCCCGTTCCCACAAGGAAATGCCTTAATGCCGCAGATAAGCAGGTCAACGTCTACAACGCAGGTCGTTATGTACTGGCCCCTCCGGGTGATGTCGAACTCGACGGCCTCCCGGCTGTTCTGCGAGCCTCTGTGGTATGTGTACTCCGCCATTTCTACTCTGCCTCCATTTCTTTCAGCTTCTCTACGACTTCTTTCAGTGCGTACCTCCCATTCGCGGTAATCTGCCGTTGCCACGCGCCCTGCGACGGTGCCCATTTGAAGCCGTGGCCTTTCAGCAGGTCGCGGATTTCCGGCTCCGGCTTTCCGTCGAAAATAATCTGATAGCGCATGGCCTCCGCGTTTTCTACTACCTTGAAAGTTCTGTATTCCTGCTCCGAGCTGCCTTTTTCTTTGACCGCTCTCAAATCCTTTATGCGCCCCTCTACCCGGTGAATATTGGCGTTGTTGTTTTGGAGCGCGTAGTCCGGGTAGCCAATCCTGCCGCAGAAATCCGGCTCACGCAGTTTCTTGATGTCCTCCTCACTGTAGCCCATTTCCCGCAGTGCGTCGTTGCCTGCCTCCGTGTCTTTGAGCCGGAGGGCGCGGTTCGCGGCTTTCATCTGCTCCTGCAATTCCCTCATGTCCTGCAACTTTTCCTCCAACTTTTCGATGGCTCTCTCGTCGTCGGACTTTATAATTTCTCTGCCGTACAGGATATTTTCAATCTTTCCGAGAATGCCCTGTATCTCTGTGTAGAACTGGTGGTTTCTGTCCCACGCCGCAACCTGCTTTTCTTTCTTCTTTACAGGGAAATTACCTGCACCGCTTATCATAACGGACGGACACATCATTCCAATGCTGCTTTCCCTGTTGAAATAGTCCGCCATCTTCTTTGCGTAGCGTTCCGCCAGTCTGTAGGCTCGCTCTGCCTCCTCCGGCTTTTTCTCCGCAACCTTGTCCGCAAGAGCATACGCCTTGTCAACTACGCTGCGGTATTCCGCCGTGGTGCTGCCCTCTGCGTAGTCTCTCATAGACATCATATCGTGCGCTGTCCTTGCGCTGCTTTCGTTGATGTGGAAATACTTTCTTTCATTCATGGTCTTTGCCCTCCAAATCTGTATCATGTTTTGAGTAGTATTCTATTAAAGCTTCAAGCCCTCCCGCGTCGATGGTGAGTGTATTGGTATCTCCCCACCAGTGGCTCAATCTCGCGCCGTAATGCTCCTCGCTCTTGCTGGTTTCGTGTTCCAGCATTTTCTTGAGCTGCTTTACCTTGTATTCGTCCATCTATAACACCTCCTCTACAACGAACGCAGCCTCTCTGCCGCTGCTGTCCGCTCCCACGAGGACGCGGCCATCGGTGCCGCCAGCCGTAAGCTCGTAGGCCTTTGCCTGCTCCGGCGTAATGGCCTCTCGGTATTCGATGTAGCCCCACGCCTCCCGGCCTATCTCCTCGCAGTAGATTTTGCCGTCAAAGTTCGTGACCGTCTCCGTGCCGCCCTGCCGGGGGAAAGTTCCCGGCCCTACCGGGCGTTGTGTGCTGTAGTATCTCATTTTGCTTGTCCCTCCATTTCGCATAGTATTTTGGCTTCAATTATATTGAGGTTCTCATTGGCGGTTTCGAGCTTTTTAATGAGGGGAGGTAGGACAGTAAGGTAATACATGGCGTTTCCGTCTGCCTTGATGTCTGTTCTAATGTGCCTTACAATATCGTGAAGTTCTTTTTCGGCTTCACGGCGGCGCGGGTCATTCATAAATGCGAGGTTCTGCTCGTCGTTGAGTTTTTTCATCGTGTTATCCTTTCTCCCCGTCATGCCGATAGGTCAGCTTGTCCCGTTTCACGTCAAGTTTGTTTCCCGTGAAACATTATTGCCCCATTTTGCGGCGTTTGATGGTAAAAAAATTTACCGTTTCGCTTTACTGGCTCTTTCAATGAGCGCGGTATATTTTTCAGCCGCTCTCTTTGCGGCGCGGTGGTCGCTGACCGCATTTTTGAATGCTGCGCTTTCCGGCTCTCCTGCGCTCTCAACTATCCGCTCCGCTGCGTTTTTTGCCTCCTCGTCGAGAGCGGTTTTTCTTTCTATGGCGAGAATTAAAAGGCTCTCAAGGTCGTCTGCTTCAAGGACTTGTTTCCGCAGGGCTTCGATTTCAGCGTCTTTCTGTTCTGCGATTTCGTGGGCGGCGGCGTGTGCAGCGTCATAGTCCTTTTTACTCTCCGCCAGTTCATTCTTGAGGGAGGCGATTTCTTCCTGCACCATTTTGAGCTGTGCCTCTGCGTATTCCCAACGCCGTTTCATGCTGTCCCCAAAGTCGTTTTCGATATTACTCTCTGCGTCCTCAAGGCACCCCTCAAGAGCCGTTCCGACGTAGCTGCCCTCTCCAAGCTCGCTTACGATTTTGCGGATTTTCTCTACAGCCTTGCGCTCTTGCTCTTTTGTGGCCGGGGTATCTGTGCTTACGAGTTCTACGCTGGTGATGGTTCCGTTTCCGTGGCGATAAACTTCCTTGAAGTCTCTCCGGGCCTGCGCCTCTGTCGCTGCCGTGAAGCGGTCTGTACCAGTTGTTCCGTTTTCTCTCTGGAAAGTGATTTTGTATGTATTCATGGTGTCTCCTCCTTAAATTCTGTTGAGAGCTTCTGTTGCTCTCTTGAAGCAAGTTTCTTTGTTTTTTGGGGTGTTTCCGTATTCGCGGCGGCTCTTTCTTTTTCCGTTCACATCAAAAACTGTGTACCTGACGCACATATTGTCCAGAATGCAGGTTACTTTCCAGCCGCTAATTGCCGTTCCCTCATAATATTCGTTGAACATGGGGTTTTGAACCTTTTTAAGCTCCAACATTCTCTTTTCCTCCTTGACCCGTTTTGGGGAAGTCCTTTGTGTTTCCCTTGACTGTGATTTCATTACAGCCCCTATTTGGGGCAATGTCAACCATTTTCAAGAAATATTTTAGAAAAATGCCACGTTTTGGGGAGTTTTGTTGACTATGCTGTATTCAAGTAGCAGGAATTGTGGACTATGCTCCATTCCGGGCAAAAAAATAAAGCCCCTCCCACGGATTTCTCCATAGGAGGGGCCGGGCGACCTTTCGGTTGCCCTTTATTCTTTCTGTTCGGGTACGGTCGGCTCCGCGTTGATTTGCTGGATAGCTGTCTGCGCAATGGTAGCCGCTGTAGCCGCCGCCGTGCTTGCTGCAATGGCGGTTGTATCGGCGGTGGCACTCTCAAGCACTGCCGGGAGGCCAATTTCAATAGGTGCCTCGTTTTTCTGCTTGCGTACCTCTGCCTCGATTTTGGTTGTCAAATATTCCTTGATGTCGCCGTAAGCTGCCTCAATAAATGCCTGCGCTGCCGGGCTGATAGAGGCGAGGCAGGCGGTGAGGGCCTTGCTTGCCGCCTCTTTCTGCGCCTCGACGGTAAATGCGCCGTTCTTTTTCAGCGCGTCCACATACGTCTGACTGGTCGCTGCAACAGCGGCGGAAATCGCGTCTGCAATTTCCTTGATGTAGCCCTGCTGCTTGATGTCGTCCGTCTGTGCGGTCGCCTTTTCTTTTGCCCTGTTAATGAGGGTAATAAGAAAGGCTGAAACGACGGGAATGGCGGCTGTAATAACCGCCGTCAAAAGGTTGGTAAGAAATTCGCTCATGGTGTTTTCCTCCTCTTATTTCAGAAGCTCGTTGACTTTCTGCTGTACCGTAGAATAGTCGTAGCCTGCGGCCTGCAAGCGTTTCTTGCGGTCGTCTCCATTGCCCCACTTCCCGGCGATTACCTCTTTGGCAATGGCCTCGATGGATTTTCCCGTGCTGCTGGTTGTGCCGCCGATGTCTCCCTCGTCTACCCAGCCGTATACAGTGCTGCCGCCTCCGCTTACAGCTACAAGGTGGTACGGGTGCTTGCTCTTTCCGAGCTGGTAAATCTGCGTGATTTTGGCTTTGCCGGGCTTGCAGGCCGGGCCGCTGGTGGCGTTTGCGCTGGCGTAGTGCTTGCTGCCCGTGAAGTTCACAACGTCTCCCACCTTTAATTCGCTGGTGGTAGAGCTTGTGGACGGCGCGGGAGTGCTGGCCCCGGTGCTGCCGCTGGTGGCCTTGCTGCTGTATTTCGGTACGCCATAGCCACGGATATACCGCCCGTTTACGGTGATATTGCGCCGCTTAACGCTGTCGGAGTAGTTGCCCTCAATGACCGTAATGGTCTGTCCGCTTACCTTTTCTACAATACCCACATGGTCTGCGCTGCCTGTGCAGTCTCCGGCTCCGCTGTCGTCCCAATCGTAGAAAACATAATCGCCGGGGGAGGGTACATAAGCGTCGTTCTCCTGCCAGCTCCCAATGTTCTTAAAGAGCTGGATATGCTTCTCGCAGCCGCACTCCGTCGGGATAATGTCGGTAAGCCCCGCCGCAATCGCTACCGCGCTGGCGAACGTGCTGCACCATGCGTCTGTGTACTTCATTGCGTAGCCACGCGCCAGCGGCTTATGGCTGTTGTAGAGGTCGATGATTTTCTTATGGCTCCCGTCGCTCTCTTTGCAGCCGATATAGCTCTGCGCAATGCTGACTACTTTCTGTCTCAATTCCTGTTCTGTCATGGTTGTGCCTCCGTTTCCGGGCTTGCTGGCCGTCCCTGCGTACTTGTTGTAGTAGGTTTGGCCGTAACCTGCCCTTTTGGTTTTTACTGCCTCGCTTTGGTCTGCCGGGCGTTCGTAGTTGAGGAGTACGCTGTCGCTGGCCGCCCTTACGGTAGTCGCCGTCTTGAGGACGTTCAGAACCGTCTTGTACCCCTCCGTCAGCTCCTTAAATAAAAAATCGAGCTGCATTTCCAAGTCCCCGATGGACTTGCCTGCGGCCCGTGCAAACTCAAGCATATTCTGTTTCCGGCTCCAATACGTCCATTGTGCGAGGCCGTAGCCTGCGCTGTCGCGGACGAAATTATTGTACGAGCCGTTGTCTACGGCAGCCGTATAGCTGTCGTCTGTGTAGCCCAGCTTCTTTTCGTAGCTGTTCTGTAGGTTCTTTGGGTTGAGCGCGCTCTCTGCGTTGAGGTTTCCCATCAGCCCCGCCGCTCCCGCTTTGCTCAATCCCTTTTCAATGAGGTAGTTCCAGATTTTCTCCTCATTGTTCTTTCCTGTTAGCATTGTCGCTCCTCTCTACTGGCCTATGTCTTGCGGCTCCTCCCGCTCCGGCTCTGGCCCTGTCGAGCTGTCCGTCTCGGTGGTTCCGTGCTTATCCGGCCAGTGATTGTTTTTGCTCAAATTCTCCACGGCGGACTTAATGCAGTACGCCAGTACAACTCCAATAATCTCCGTTACCGCTACCTGCGATAGGCTTTCTGCTATCTGCATTTTGTCGAGGTAGGCAAGGACGTAACTGCACCACACCCACGCAAATCCGTTGATAAGGCATACCCAAATTACCTTTTTTGTGGTTTCCATGCGCTTGCGCTCCTCGCGGGAGCCGTTTGGCCGGAGGGCGCGTACCCTCCGGCGCAGACGGTTTATGGTGTGCCTGCAATACAGGTAACTAAAGATAATGCCTAAAAGGAGTGCCGCCGCGCACATCAAAAATGTTTTCATGGCTCCTCCTTTACATTCCTATCTGCGTGAAAACGAAGCCGAGGATAATGCCGATAACGGCGGTTGCAATATATCCAACGACTTTGCGCCACATTTCACCGTCCCGGCCCTCAAGGACTTCAAGCCGCTTTCCCTGCTTCTCCTGCTCCTTAACCATGCTCTCCATGCTTTGGGCCAATTTCTCTACTGAGGTCGTCAAGGCCCCCATTTCGCGCACATTTTCCTCAAGCAATTCGATACGCTTATCCTGCCGCTTGTTTTCCTCCTCAAGCCTCTTTCGGAACTCCTCATGTTCCGCTCTCGTGATTGGTGTGTCCACGCTTTACCTCCTTTCCCGCCAGTGTCGCGGCGTTGTAAAAGATAGAGGGACGCTTTCGCGCCCCTCTCCGTCATTCTCCGAGGACTTCTGCCCGTTCCCGCGTCGCCGCCTCTATCTTGTCGTCAAGTTCTGCAACGGCCCCAAGCTGGGCCAGCGCGTCCGCCTGCTCCTTGATAATGTCGGCCTGCTCTTTCACGAGCGCGGTAAGTCTCTCGATTGTTTCCGCCGCCGTCATGCCGCGTATTCCTCGCCAGTAATTTCGGCGTACTGCTCTGCGGTAATGACCTCACGCTCTACGCGCTCCGAAAGTACCGCCTTTACCCCGCTCCGGCGGGACGCAGGCATTTCCGCCCACGTTTTGGTTCCGGCTACAAGCCTGTTCGCCCAAATCTCGTTCATCAGTTTTCACCTCCTCCGTTGATAATGCTGTCAAGCTCGCATACCGCGTCCTCGATAGCACTCATACGCACGTCGTTGGCCGCGTCCTGTTCACACAGCGCGTCCTCCATACCGATGATGGCTGCGCCTTGCGTCTCCTCGTTCTCCTCAATCCGTACTCGATTTCGGAAAACGTACTCCGCAATGTCACTGTGTGTGATGATAGCCTCCGGCGCGTCGGGAATGGCTGTCCCGCCGACGAGGTTATAAAGGTCGCCGCAGATTGACACGCCGACAGCCTCCGCCTCCTCTGCCTCGACGTATGCGCCGCTGGCCTCGTTCACTTTGACGTAGCGCGGCTTGTCGCAAAGGGCAAGCAGCACCCCGCCACTCAAAATTGCGTACATGGTCTTTTCCTCCTATCTTGTTTTGATTTTCAATGCGGCTGCGAGCTTTTGAAGTTCCTCCGGCTCCGCTGCAAAGAAGTCCTCGTTAAACAGTATCACGTCCACATCTGGCCGCAGGAAGTGTCCCCAATCCCTTGTGAGGATTTCGGCCTCCGCCTCCGAGAAGCGAAAACCATTCCCCGCGTCCCGCCTGCTGTAGGCGATAGCGTAGGTCAAGGCCCCGCGTTCAAGGCCCCGCCCGTCGTCGTTCCGGGCAAAGTGCTTTTTTGCATTCTCGCTCGTACTGTAGCAAATCGCCCTGCCGTCCGGCATAACGATGGAATAGCCCTCCGTGTCCAGCTCTGTCCCGTATGGAATATTGAGCCTTTCGCCGCATAAGGCCAGCTCCTTAAATCTGTGGTGCGTTACATACTTCATGTTCCGTGTCCTCCTCTCTCACCGAGCCGTGCCGTCTGTAAATCCAGCCCGCCTCCGTCTTGGTCGCTTTCATCGTGCAAGGGAATTTCTTTTTGCGGGTCATAAGCTCTGCCTCAAACAGCCGGACAAATCTCTCGTCCATTGCCCGTAGGGTGTCGTAACTGTCGCAGCGTTTTGCGTGCGCCCTCCATGACTGGTAGGACTGAAACACGTCCTCCGGGTCGAGCTTTCCCTCGTCTACCCAGCGGCGAAATATATCCAATTTCCGCCGCATAGCCTTTATGCTCTTGCGGGACAGCTTCATTGTCACTTTGCCGCTTTCCTCAAGCGTTACCCGCATTTTTAGGAAAGTGAAACTATGGTGGCGGAACGGCGTTATGATGTTCTTCTTATCGCTCATTTCTATTCCAAGCTCCTCCGCAATCCTGTAAAGGTTTCTTTTGATGTCCTCCAACTCGTCCAGCGAATTGCTGATTACATACCCGTCGTCCATATACCGCCCGTACCCGTGAATGCCGCGAACGTCTTTCACATAATGGTCTACCGGGTTTGCATAGTCGAGGGCGATTATCTGGCTTATTTCACTTCCAAGCCCTACCCCGTGTTTGCGCTCCGCTGTCCTGTCGGCGGTTTTCATCTTCTGAAAATCGTCTACAAAATCGCAGAAAAGGGCATATAGGCGGTCGTCTTTGATTTTCGCCCTTGCCCTCTGCTTTATAACGTCATGCGGTAGGCTCCCAAAGTAGCCTTTGAAATCGAACTGGTATATGCCGCCCTCTGTCCCGTACTTCCTGTAGTGGTCGTGCAGGTGCTTCTTTAGGCGGTCAAGTTGGAAGTCCATACCCTTTCCCGCGAGGCTCGCGCTGTTATCGTAAATGAAACTGCGCGAATATGCCTCCGTTAAAAGGTTCTTGCACAGGCACTTTTGCGCCGCTCTCTCCTGTATTGGGAGCGCGTCGATGTCTCTCCGCTTTCCGTGTTCCACCGTGGCAAAACTCCGAAAACCGTGGAATTTTCTTGTGCCGTCGTGCAGGTCGTTATATGTCTTGAGGCTTTCGGCCAGCAGGTTCGTCTCAAAGTTTATCGTTGAGGTTTTCCACCTCGCACCGTTGCAGCACTCTTTCCCAGCCCTGCAAAGGTTCCCGAACGACATAACCTCGTCGAAGCTCGCGCCTCCGGCCTCCTGCGCTTTCTGCTCCCTCTGCGCTTTCCGCCGCTGGTATCTTGCCTCGCGCCTGTCTCTGCTGTTCGCCATGCTCTTGCCTCCTGCCGCAAATGCAGTCTCCCACTCGTACAGCGTCATAGCCTGCCGGGTGGTTTGCGGGGTGCATTACTTCCCGCACCTGTCCCGTCTGCCATAGCGGTTTTCTCGTAGCTGCGTAACGGTTGCTCATGTAACCGGGGCAATACCCGTTAAAATCCCCGGCCATGCAAGAAGCGTCCGGGCCTCCGTATCAAGTGGCAAGTTTAGGAATGAAGCCCCGTTTCCGAGGCCAGTCTCCAAGGTGCAAATTCTCCTTTAAGTTTTGGGGCGCGGCTTCACTTTTCGTTACTTGTTCTGGCCCCATTCTTTCTCTTAAATCCCGGCGCGAAGCCATTCGAGTAGTTCGCGTTGTTGTTGTTGCTGCTGCCGCTCGTGTTGACATTGCGGAAGTTGTTCGTGTTGCTGGCGTTCACCGAGCGAAGCCACCAGTTGCAGGCCGAGCCGTCAGAATTTGCCCTAAAGTCTTTCTATCCCTGTTTTCCCTCCTCCGCTTTCTTGCGGTAGCCGTACCACCGCTTTTTGTCGCTCTCTATCACGCCACGGATTTTCTTGAGGGCGGTATTTCCCGCCGTTGTCCAGCTCTGGAATACCCGGTTGTAGTCCGCGCTGCTCTCAAAAAAGTTGTTCCCGTCGTCCGCCAATTCATAGCAGAACGTGATTTCTCCCAAAAGGGCCTCCGCGCTACTGGCCGCAAGCACAAGATAGCGGTGCCGCAGCTCGTAGTCCTTTTCGCTCATGTCCTTGTGGACGTAAATCGAGTTCGCCTTGAGGGTCGCCGTGTAAACCTCTCCGGCCAGCTCAAGCATATTGTTCGTCACTACCCACCTGTAGCTGGTCGGAAACTTCTTGATTATCCGCACCGTAACTTTTCGCAGTTCCCGCGCCGCCGCAATAAATTCCGCCGCAGCGTCTTTTCTCCGCGATTTATATACCGACATTTCCGCCCTCCTCTCCGTGTCGCGTTGTCTGTCGTTCCGCTGGTAGGGACTTGCGTCCCCACCGCTCCACTTAGGCTGCTGATTTTGGATTAGGCAACCTTAAAGCCCGGCGCGAAGCCAAACGAGTAGAACGCGAGGTTGTAGTGGCTGCCGCCGCCCGTGCTGACACTGCGGAAGTAGTCCGTGTAGCCGGCGTACACCGAGCGAAGCCACCAGTAGCAGGCCGAGCCGGTGTCACTGTGCTTGTACTTGATTTTGCTGTTGCCGTTCTTGTAGTAGTCGTACTGCTGCTGGTAATTCTGCTCCGCGCTGTTTGCGCCGCTGCGGGTTCCGAACACCTCAAACTCTCCGAGTAGCCAAATTTTGTCCTGCGTCGCCGTGACGTAGCTGGCCGTGTCGCTGCCACCGCCCGTGTTGTCGCTGTACTTGGTGCAGGCGACGATAACATTCTGCCATTCCGTCGGCAATGCCGCGAGGAACGCCGCGCAAATGGTGTTGCGCATATAACTGTCTTTCCAGCCTCCCGCGTTGGTGTTGGTGGTATTCATTACGAAGCGGGAATTTGCATTATTGCTGTAGTAAGAGTTATACCCAGCGTCTACAAATGCAATGTCGGTGCCGCTTGCGTTCTTTCCAAACTGGAAGTGAATGGAGTTTCCACCCTCCACGCCGGAATTGTGGTTGAAGCCGAGAATAAAGGCGTAGTAGGTGCCGTTAATTGCGAGGCTCCCAACCGTTCCATTTACCGCAATCGGTACTTTGTCTCCTGCGCTCCAAAGGTTCGCCGCCTGTCCAGACTGTGCCGCCGCCTTGATGGTCGCCGGGGTATTGTCCGCAAGCGTCGGGCTTGCCATTTCCACCGTTACGCTCACGGTCTTGCTGGCCGGGGCTGTGTGGTTCGTGCCTGCCGCACAGTTTACCGTGATAGTAGCCGTGCCGCTGCCCTTTGCCGTAATGGTAATGGTCGTGCCGCTTACGCTTACCGTCGCAACGCTCGTCTTATTGGAGGTGGCCGAGATTGTGCCGTCGCCGCTCCGGGTGGCCGTTACCGTCCCCGTGGTGGTTCCTCCGCTCAATGTGAGGCTGGTTTTGTTCAGCGTAAGGCTCCCCGCCGCCTTGTTAATTTTCCATGTGATGGTCTTTGCACTCGTAACGCCGTCGCTGAACTGGTAGTTAGCTTTCGGGGTGAATGTCGCGTTGTACGTCCCTGCGTTGGTGCCGCTTGTGGTTCCTCCGAGGGTGAGCTTTTCTGTGTCGTAGCCCGTCCATTCCGGGCTTTGGCTGCTGCCCGTGTAGGTGAGGCTGCCGCTCTGCGCCGGGGTCGCAACGGTCGCCCGGTTGATTTTCCATGTTACGCTTCTCGCGTCGCTGGTGCCGTCGCTCCACTGGTATCCGTCTTTCGGGGTAAAGGTTGCCGTATATGTTCCGGCGTTGGTCGCCTTTGTCGTCCCGCCGATGGTAAGTGTGTTCGGGTCGTAGCTGTTCCACGCCGGGGACTGCTCATTACCCGTGTAGGTGAGGCTGCCGCTCTGCGAGGGTTCGGAGTTAATCGTGCTTGTGAGCCGGGTAATGGCCTCTGCTGCCGCGTCTGCCGCGTCTTTCGCGCTCTGTGCCAGCGTCCTAACCTGTTCCAGCTCCGGCCCGGAAACTCCGGGTACGTTAATACTGCCGTATGCCATGTCTTACTCCTTTCCGTTCTCTATCCAATATTCCGCGACGATGGCCGCCGTCGGAACTGTGGTAGCTCGAACTCTGATTTTGCCTGCAAGTGTTTGACTTGCCGGACACAGGCCGCAGGCCTTTGCCGCGTCCATGCTGCCGGGTACAATCGAGATTTCTGCCCGGTCTTTCGCAGTTACTCCCGTAACCGCTATATCGTAATATTTGGGGTAGGCTGCAACGCTGCTGTCTGTTCCCCAGCCGGAGGTCGGGATTGTAACCGCCGTACTGCTGGGCTTATTCGCTTTCGCTTTGTCCAGCTCCTAAAGCGCGTCCGCAACCGTTCCCGAAACCTCCCCAATGAGGCCCGTAACGAAGTTCCGCGAGGCAACTGCGCAGGCCCTCAAGTGTTCTAAGGCCGTAATTTTTCCCATGCGTTATACCTCCCGTCTACGGAAAATAACAGGGAGGGGAACATTCTCCCCTCCCTGCCGTGTTCATTTTCTGCGCGGGATTACGCTCCCACGGTGAATACCTCATTGAGCATTTCCGTAACCTCTGCGGTAGTCGCCACGTCGAGGCCGTCCAGCTTGCTCTTGTCTGCCGCCGCCATAAGGCCATTGGCCGAAGCTGTTGCCGGGCTGTAGGTGGTGTCCTGCGCGGGAATGCCGAGGGCGGTGATGTCACTCTTTGCTACCGCTGCCGCTGCGGAAACATGGCCCAGCGCGTCGATAGTTACCTTGTAGAGGCCGCTGGCCTTTGCGGTGTGGGCCGGGTGAGTGTAGTTTTCAAGCCCTGCCAGCTTGGTCTTTTCTGCGTCGGTGTAATCGTTGGAAGAAAGGCCCTTGCCCGTCTCTTTGTCAACCTTTTCCGCCAACAGTGTGTTGATGGCCTCGGTGGTGGAGTAGCCGGACAGGTCTACGGTCGTGTCGTCCAGAAGCTCAACGGTCGCGCCAACCTTTGCGTAGATGTCGTAGTGCTTGGTCTTGCTGTTCATCACAAGGTACAGCACGTTTTCCTTTGCCGCGTCCGCCGCCGGAACAGCGTCCACCTTTTCAAAGCTCGCATGACCGCTGGCCGCGATTGCCTGCGCAATGGCGGTTGCTACCTGCGTGTCGCTCTGGAATTTGCTGTCGTTGTTCAGCTCGGAGACCTTGACAGGAACCTTGATGTCAACAGCCTTGTCGGTGATGGCCTGCGCGGTACCGTTCACCTTTACGGCGGTAATGACGTTCGGCTCGCCGCCTGCGGTTTCGAGGCCGCCAACGCGGTCGGTAAGGGCCTCCACGCTCTCTTTGGTGGCGTAATCGCTCTTTACGCGCTCCGCCAGTGCTTTCAGTGCCTCCAGTTTTGCCAGTTTCTCAATGTTGTAAGCCATGATTTTTTCCTCCTTGAAATTTGATTATTTTTATTTACCGGGTGGCTTTCCCGTTAAATACGTTATTCCTCCGGGCTTTCGGCCCCGGTGCCGTTGAAAACCTCGTTCAGCATTTCCGTTGTGTCGTCCTCGGACGCAACCGCGTCTACCAAAATGCCCGGCGCGTCAACGGAAATTCTGCCGTTTGCCTCGACGTTCACGCCGTCTCCAATCCTTACGCCGCCCAGCCGGGTCGTCGTTGCGGTTGGGAGAACGTAATCCCCGCCCACGGTTCCGCTGCTGCCTCCACTTCCTGCCGGGCCGGACGACGCTTGAAACAGCGTTAAAACGGCGGCTATCTCCGCTTTTGGGGCCTTTTCGGTATAAAGCCTTACCGCCCCGTCCAGCGTCCTAACCGCCGTACTCATTCCGCACTCTTTGGCCGTGGCCGTGTGCGCCGGGAGAATACTGATATTCGGTGTCATTTCCGCCGTAACATCGTCCTGCGGAATGTCCAAATACATTGCGCCCTCTGCGCTTTCCTCCGCGCCTACGTCCCAGCCTGTCGTGGGTATCGTAATTTCCCTCTTGACCGTCGCTCCCGCGATAAGCTGCTCCACAACGGAGCGCGTAACAATGGAGTTCGGGTCAATGGTGGCCGTTACCCTGTCCACCTCTCCAACCGCCGCAATGAGGTCGAACGTCGCCAGTTTTCCAACTGCGGAGCTGGCGGGTCTTATCCATTCCGGCCCGTTTTCGAGTACGAGGTAGGTGTACGGTACTTCTCCCTCGTCCGGGTCTGCTGCGTAAAGCAAAATACCCGTCGCATAGAAGCCCTGCTCAACATCGGAGCTGTTAATCTGCACCGTAACTTGGCATTCCCCGTCAACCGGGTTCGTTATGGCGGAAATTTTCGCGTCCATGACGTATTCCGCAGGCTCCCTCATGGATTTTGGACTTTCGCCCTCCGGGATTTCTCCCTTTCCGACAGCCGCTCTTGTGTAGTGCATTTGACATCTGCCTGCCAGCACTTTCGCTATAAGGGCAATGCCCGGCGCACTGCTGTAGCTGCCGTCCTCAAAAATTGCCATACTGTTTCCTCCTATCCTATCAGTTTTGATTTAACGTGCGTGTGGTAGAACATACCCCCTGCGCCCTCTGTGCGCCCCGTAGAGGCGCGTTTCGTGTTCGGCGGTATTCCTGTCCCCGACGACGTTAAAATGCCGCTGTAGCCTACGGTGAGCGGAACCGTGGCCGTTCTGTCCTCTCCTACTGGTGCAGGATTAAAATAGCTCCCCGTCGCGCCTCCGTAGCAAAAGTCAATGCGCTGTCTGAATGTCCGCTCAATGCGCACACTCATATCCAGCTCAAGGTGCGCGGGTATGCGCCGCAAAAGCGTCTCAAGCAGGTTGTTTTCGTCGAATATCTCCCCGTCGATAACAATGGTGATAACTCCCCGCGCAAAGTCCACCGCCACGGCGTTCTCTGTGTAGTTTGCTATAATCCCCCGTATCTCCGGCTCCCCGATATGACCGTACCCGCTTATCCTGACTATCACGACGCTTTTCCGCTGGTCGAGCGTCAGCTTTTCCTTGTAGGTAATGCCAAGAACTTTTTCCCAAATCTTGACCGTTTCCGCGTCCGCCGTCAGTATGAAGTTGTTTAGGTACGCCTGCTCGATTTCCGCCTCCAAGCCGTCGGAAATTCTTCCGAACGCCTTGAGGATTTCCACCATTTCGTAAACGTCCCTGTAATACCGTGGATAGTAGGTGATTAGCTCCTCGTAGTTGCTCTTGTAATACTTCTCGTAAAACTTCACCCCACGCTCACCTCCCCCAAGACGGGTACGTCGTCCTCGCCGGGAGTAATGTTGTGGGTATCTCCGTTCAGCCGTAGGTCGCTGTAGTCAACAAGCGTCTTGAGCCTGCTCAAAATTGCGCCGATGGCGGAAACACGGACGATAATCTTTTCGCCCTCCTCCGCCTCAAGTACAAGCTCTTTGAGGTATTGCTCTATTGCTGCCCCTGCCTCCTGTTCGGCTGCGTCCTTTGTGGCCCCGCTCGCCAGCTCCGCCTCGAACGTAACCACAATTTCAAGAGGGCTTGCACCAACCGCCGTAAAGTGCGCCCCGATGTTGGCCTTGCCGTTTCCGAGGCCGTCTCCGACGGTGTACGTCTTGCCTCCTATCGTGGCCGTCATGCCCTTGTCTGCCGGGTCGATATACTTTTGCACCTCCGCGACTTTCGCGGCTCCGCACGGCTTTCCTACGGTGTCAATAAGCACTCCTTTGACCGTGTTTGGCCCGTTCCACAGCGGAACAATCCGCGCCCGGCCTACTCCGTCAATGCTCTCGCACCACGTCTTATAGTGCTGCCTGTTGCCGTTCTCTGCTGGCCCGGCGATTTTCTCCTGTACGCGGGTTCGCAGGCTTTCGTCGTCCTCGTCGTCGCTGCCGTTCTCGTAGATGGTTCCGAACGTAGCCGAAATCAGCCCGTCAATGTTGTTTACCGGGACTGCCGGGGTTCCCGCGTAGACGCTGTTCCCGCTCTCTCCGGGTATCTCCGCCTCGAAGTAATAAAGCCCCTCCGCCTCGTCGAGCTTGAGTGTGAAGTAGGCCCCGTCGTAATAAAACCGTTCCCCCGGCTCCGGCGTTGTCCCGTCGAAAATGGCCCGGTATTTTGCCCGTGTCGCCGCCAGTCTGTGTACGCCGTATTCGGCTGCCCTTGTGTCCAGCGCGTCCCCGGTGGCCGTAGCCACGGTCGTCATTTCCACAATGAGGTCAAGGTCGGTGTAGAGCTTTGCAACTTTCAGCAGTACGCCGGAAACAGCGTCATAAAAGATACTCCCTTGCCGGGTGTCTATCCCCTCTGGCGCGTTGTTCAAAACGTCCTCCAAAAGCCGCTCGTATGTGTAATCCTCGAACACTCTAAATCACCTCCTCAATCTCTGTTTCTCCAAAAATGGTGTCCGCCTTAAAAGAAACACGCGCCCTGTCCTCCTCCAACTCAATCTTAAAGTCGTAGATGGACAAAATGCGCGTGTCCGGGAGTAAAGCGTCCTTTACGAAGCCCTCCGTAGCGGCCTCGATGTAGTCCCTTGTTGCGTCTTTCGCAATGATAGCGTCCTCAATCTCGCTCCCGTACTGCGGGTCGTATATGAGGCACTTAAAGCGCGGCGTAATGATGGCTTTTCTGATGGCTTGGTTTACTGCCGTCAGTCCGTCCACCTTTCCGACAATCCTGCCGTTTTCAAGGTCAAGCCGATATGTGAGCGACGGCTGTTCCTCCGCCTCCAATACCGTCTCAACCGGGATAGGGATAAACGTCTCTGCCATATCAACCTACCCTATCCAGCACATAGTATTGCTTGCCGTGGTTGAACGAGAGTACATGAACTCTGTCCCCGACTTTCAGCGCGTTATGAACCGTAATGGCCTTGCGCCCGGTGATGGCGTGGTTGTGGGAGGCGTAAGCTGCGTCGCCGCTGCCGCCGCTTGCGTTCTCCGTCCGCCAGCTCACCGTTACCTCTGTGCTGTAGTCCGTAAGATGTCTCGGAATGTAGGTGATATTTGGCCCGATTGTCAGCTTTTCGTCGTTGACAATCTGAATTTTAAGAGGCCCCACGGACTTCACAATCCCCTGCAAAACCTCTACGCCGTCCCCGGCCATTCCTTGAAATAGCTGCTTTAGGCTCGTTTTTTCGGTTTCCTCTGCCATGTCCGCACCTCCTAACTAAATGAGCCGTCGTCTACCCAGCCATATACCCTTGTGCTGCTGTCCGTGTGAATAAGGTGCCACGGGTGCTTTGCGCCTTTGGCTATCAGCGTTATTTTCGCCGGGCCTGCCGCGCACTTGCCGCCTGTCGGGTTGCTGGCCGTGCTGCTAACATAATGGTAGCCGCCGTTGAATTGCACAACGTCGCCTACCTTGTAATCCTTGCCGCCTGCTGCCTGTTCGCTGTTCTTCTCCTCTTTTGCGAGGTCGTTTGCGTAGTTGAGCTTGAGCGTCATGGTGTGCATATTGTCTTTGAATGTGTGCGTGTCCTCGTCCACATAAAACGTCCGGGACAGCCCCAGCTCCGGGATAATGATATATACCCCAATGCCGGAAATAACCTCTGCAATTCCAACCGCCTCCACATTCAGCGTCCGCTCCGGCGTACTCTTTTCCTCAAGTATGCTGGCTATAAGGTCGTTCACCTGCGCGGTGGTGAGGCTTTCGTCCGGCTGGTCGATTTCTTGGAATACCCCAATCTTTTCTTCCAGCGCGGCGTTTTTCTTCTCCGCTACGGTCGTACCCTCTTTCGATACCATTTTCACGCGGGTTTTGATGTCCTCAATGCTCCGGGTGTAGGAGTAGGTCGTAATGTTCTGCCCCACCTCAATTACCCATTGCATGATGTTCTCCCTCCGCGTGAGGAGGCTCAATTTTCCCTTGTCGCTGGCGACGTAGTGACGTATGCCTGTCGCGTCGAAGTCAAGGCTAAGAGCGTCCGCAATCGCGTCAAAAGCGGTCGTTTTGCTCTTTGTCAGCTCCGGGATTTTGTAGCTGCACTTTGCTACCTCTCCCATCGGGAGGCCGAAACGGGTGCAGCAGTCGCGGAACACGTCGCTTGCGGTCTTGTTCTCGTAGGTAAAGGTATCTTTGTTGTTCGCCAAATAAATCCCGTTGTCGTAGGCCGTGAATTGGAGCTTTTTCCTGTTGGTCTGCGTCTGTGTCATAATAATGCCCCGGAACAGTTCTTTGCCGTTGTAATTGAATAGGCACTGATGGCCTTTCTCAACGTCAATCCCGCTCCGGGCGTGTTTGTAGCCGTCGTCGTCAATCAGCGTCGCCGTCAGCGTCCGGGCCGAGGAGCCTTTTCTGCCTTTCCACTTAATCGTCTCGACAAGCTGCGTAACGTCGTAGCCCTGTTCGCCTTTGATGATAATTAGGCTTATTCCGTCAGCCATTGCCTCGCCTCCTTTATGGAATGGTTAAAACCTGCCCCGTATAAATTAGGTTCGGGTTTCCCCCGATAACTCCCTTGTTTGCGTTGTAGATTTTCGTGTACTGCGCCCCGTTGCCGTAGTATTTCTTGGCAATGTTCCAAAGGCAATCGCCGCTTTTGACCGTATAGGTCTTTGGCTGTACCGTATTGTCCACACGCGGCTCCTCTTTCTTCACCGTGGCCGCTTTTTTTGGTATGTCCACTTTTACCTGCCGGATTGTGATTTCCCTGTACTCTTTCAGCGTAATGCTGTACTGGTACGTTCCGGGGTCGCCGCCCTCCTCGCTGTAATTGAAGTCCTCAATCGTGCAGTAGAGGTCTACCCCGCAGGCCGTCGCTATAAAGTGGACGGGTTTCTTGCTCGCTTTCCACTTGTTTATTTTCTGCACCAGTGTAAGCGGCTTTGTAATGCTGTTCACCTGCAATCCGGGGAATTTCGCCGCCGGAAAGAAGCTCGAAAAGCTGAATTGCAGGGCCGGGCGGCTCTGCATGATAACAATTTCGCCCAGCCCCGCAATGTCCATCGTGTCGTTACTGCTGCCGTTTTTTGTGGAAAAGCTCTCCGGGAGGACGGGGAGCTGGATTTTCTCTTTCTCCGCGTTGTACGTCAGCCACATTTGGTACTTAATACTCATACGACAGCTCTCCCTCCTCGTAAATTTCGTTCTGGATAATCTTCATCAAAACAGGCTTGAGGTATTCCGTGAGAATTTCAAGGATTGTCGCCTTGTCCGCCCCGCCGTTCACCTCGATTGTCCCGCTGCCTGCTATCTCAAGCAGTATGCGCTTCACCTGTTCCGCTGCGTTCCCCCGGCTCTGACTGTCGCCGCCGTCGGAAATAACCTGTAGCGGCTGCCGTTTCTCGTTCAGCGCAGCTATCAGCCTGTCGGTTTCCCCGGTCGGGAATACCGTGCTGCCCTGCTGCCCGACAATAAGCTCTGGCCCGTTTTCTCCGGCAATGAAGTAGTCCGCACTGTCGGTTGTCCCGGTCGCGTAGGTCGCCGCTGGCCGGGCAACAAGCTCCGGCCCCTCCTCGCCTGCGAGGAATACGCTCTCTGCGTTGGTGGTGCCGCCTGCGTGTCCGGGTACGCTACCGCTGGTATTTACTCTCACGTTGACGGTGGTGTTCGCGCTGGATAGGGCCGCCGTGACTGCGTTCGCAACCTCCTGCGCCGCTGCTACCGCCCCGCTCTTTCCGGCCCGGATTTGGTCGGCATACGAGCTGATGGTGGAGCTTGCGGCTGCGCTGGCCTCCTCGCTCAAGTCCATACCGTCGATGGTTTCCTGCATTTCCTTTTCGATAGCGTCCATCTGCGCTGTGAAATCGGTCTGCCAGTCCGCCGTCATAGCGGCGATTTCCTGCTGCTTTGCGCTAACCTCTCCCACAGTGTTCGCAAGTTCCGCTACCGCGTCGGCGTTGCCGCTGTTGATTGCCTCGGCCATGCTCGCCGCAAGCCCAGCAGCCTCCTCGCTGCCGCTCTGCGCGTAAGCCATCAACGCCTCGTAGTTTTCCTGCGTTATGCCGAGGTCGGACGCGGACGTATTTTTCAGCGTCTCAATGTTGGCTCCGTAGCTCTCCCAATAGGCGAGCTGGCTTTCGAGGGCCGCCTGTGCATTCGCAACAGTCGCCTCCATGTCAGCCTGTGCCTCGTCAAATAGGCCGAACTGCCCCTCGAAGCTCTCAAGAGCCGCTTGGTATGCTTCATCGTAGGCCGCGCACAATTCCTCAACTTTGGCCCGGACGTTCTCGTATGCAACCGAAACAGCCTCCTCATAGCTGGCCGGGCTTTGCGCCGCCTCCTCTGCCGCCTGCGCAACTTCCTCCCAATCGCTTTCAATCCCCTGTAGGGCCGCTTGGTTTTCTGCGTAAGCTGCGTTCAGTTGGTCGAGCGCGTCTTGGTAAGCCTCAAGGTCGTCCCACTCGCCGCCAGTCCAAAAGTGATCCCAGCCGCTCATGTTATCCATGCGCTCTTGTTCGAGCCGCACGTTTTCCTCGGCCTTTGCTATTTCGTCCTCAAGATTTGCCTGCTCTTTGAGTAGGTCAACATACGCCTGTTTCTGCTCTGCCTGCCGTTCCTGTTCTGCCTGTGCCTCCGCCGCTTTCTTCATGGCCTCGACACACGCCTCCGTACTGTTCGTAACGTCGTCGTAAGACAGCGCAAGGTCTGGCAGGTCGTTGTTGAGCTGGTCGATAACGGCTTTCATCTGCTCCTCTTGGGCTGCCGTCCTGTTGGTCGTAGAGGCCAAATCTTCCAGCTTTTGAATGAGCGAAAGTGTTCCAACCTCGGTTTGGTCGATGGCGCTCATGTTTTCCTCGTAACTGGAAATCAGCTCGTCATGGCTCTGTATAAGAGCGTCAACCTCTGCTGTAAATTCCTCTACGGTCTGTCTGTTCGCCTCGAACGCCGCCGAAAGGTCGTCCACTTGGTACTTTAGCCTCAATGCCTCCTCCGAGGTTTCGCCGTACTTCTCGCAAGCCTCGTCGTACTCCGCATTAAGGTCTTGTAGTTCGTAATACTGCTGCCGGGTGGCCGCCGTCATTCCCTCTGTCTCGCCCAAATCCTCTTGAAAAGCGTCCACGAGGAAAAGCACTGCCGCCGTTACCGCTGCTATGGCTGCTGCAATGGCCGTAATGGGCCAAATCGCTACCGATAGCGTTGTTCCAAATACCGCTGTCGCCGCCGTTGCTATGGCTGTTCCGGCTGCGTATAAGGCAAATCCGGCTACCACAACGCCAATGCCAACGCCTATCGCGGTGATAGCCTTTGTGACGGCTGGGTGTTCGTTTAGGAAGTCCCCTATACCGTTTACAACTCCGGCCAATCCGCTCGAAATTCCGTCGAGCGTAGGCTGTACCGCCGAAGTGAATGCCGTGCTTATGTTGTTGCTGGCCTGCGTCCACTTTTGGTCGAGGGTCTGCGCCGTGGCCGCCGTGCTGGATAGCGTTCCCTGTGCCACTTCAAGAGAGCCTGTAAGAACGTCAACAGATACGGCTCCGCTACGAATAGCGTTCGCCATGTCTACGCCTGCCCTGCTGCCGAAAGTATCTACCGCGAGGGCCGTCGCGTCTGCTGCGCTCTCCATATTCGCTATCTCGTTGATAACAGACTGCAATGCCGTTTCCGCATTCAGCCCGTCGTCAGAAAAGTTCTTTACTGCGGTTCTCATGGCCGTAATAGCCGTCGTCCCGCTCATGCCGTAAAGCTCGAATTGAGCCAGCATAGAAATGGCGTTGTCCAGCGACAGCCCCATTTCTTGGAACGAGGCCGCGCCCGTGATAAGGTTGCTGCTTAACGTGTCTACCGAGATACCCGAAATCTGTCCGGCGTAAGCCAGCTTGTCGAGAACACTCTCAACCTCGCTGCCCTCTACGCCCCACTTGTTCATAATCTTGGTGACGTTCTGCACGGAGCCTACTACGTTCGTCCCCGTAATATTGGAAAAGTCAAGGAATTTCCCGGTAACGTCCGTAAGTGCGTCCCCGGTAAGCCCCATGCGGGTGTTGATTTCCCCGATGGCTCCGGCTGTATCGTCGAGGCTGCCGGATTTCGACGCAGCGTAGGCGTTCATCATGCTTGTGGTAAGGCCGTCCAACGCCTCTCCGCTCGCGCCCGTGGCTTTTACTACCGTGCTTTCTGCCTCTGAAAACGCCGTAACTAAGTCGTAAACAGCCTCTCCAATTTCCTTGATGGTTGCTGTAATGCCTGCTGCTGCCAGCGTCGTCGCTATGGTTTCAACCGCGTTTACGCCTTTCTTGCCGCCCTCCTCGGCCTCCTCGGAGGCTTTTTCCGTGGCCTTAGATAATTCCTCGGTCGCGTCGCTGGCCTTGCCGTTGGCCTCTGCGAGGGCTTCTGCGGCGTGTCCTGCGCGTTCCGCTGCCGCCTCAAGGGTGTCGAGGTCTGTTGTGCCGGAGGCCATAACCTCGTCATATTGCGCCATTGCTGCGGCGGCCTCCTCCTGTGCCGCCGACAGCTCGCTCATGGCTTCTGCTGCTTCAACACTGGCCTTTGCGAGGGCCGCTTTGGTTTCTGCCGAAACGTCCTCATTTTTGGATAGCTCTGCCGTGGCCTCCGCTGCCGCGTCCATAGCCGCGCTCAATTCCTCTTGGATTTCCGCTGTGGCCTCCATACTCTTGCTCAAGCTGCTGGCAGATTGCTCGCACAGCTCGAACATTCGCTCCTGTTCCTCCAACGCCGCCGCAGACTTGAGGCCCATTTCTACCAATTCCTCGGTAGAGTAAACCGCCTCAAGCGCGGATTTGTCGTAGTTGCCTACCGCGTCCGTCCAGTAGTCCGTCTGCGCTGCCGCTTCTCCGGCTGCGTCCCCATAGCTGTTCATGCTGTCCGACAGCGTATCAGCGGAGGAGGCGGCTCCGTCTGCCGCCCCTTGCAGGCTGTCAATGGAAACTGCTACGCCGTCCACGCTGGAAACTGCCGACGCTACGCCTCCTGTTATGCCCTCAAAGGCGGCGTTTGCGGCCTCTCCTGCCTGCTCGAACTGTGCTACCATGCTCTGGCCGCCCTCTGCAAGGCTGCCGAGTTTGTCGCTCATTTCGTCTACCATCTTAAAACGCGCCAGTAAATCAGCCATTTATCACCGCCTCCTCTCTCTGATGGTGTCGTGTCTCACTGGGTTTTCGTCCTCCTCAAGCTCCGAGGCTATATAAAGTAGCTGCAAGCGTCTTGGCATGGCGTGAAAATCCTCCATGCGGAGGTTGTGCCTCTGCCACAAAACGCTTGCCCAATAGCCGTCGCCGCCGGGAGTGCTTATGAGTTTTTTGCAGCTTCAAGCTCCTCGTCGTCGTTGATTGCGCTGGCAAGGCCGAGGGCCTGCATAACAATGCGGGAAACGTGCTGGTACTCGTCCGCTTTCGGGAACACCTTGAGCGGCATATCCGTTACGTCCACGCAGCCGTAATACTTCATCAGCTCCGGGTCTTTGAGGTTCGGGTACTGCAACGCCTCCACAAGCAGGTGGCGGGACGCTTTCGCGCTGTCCTTTTCGGTTTTCCAAACAACCTCGCCCATAGCAATGAGCGGATTGCCTTTCTTGTCGGTCGCCATGCTGCGCTTGCGGTAGGCCTCGTTGATTTTGTTGATTTCCTCCTGCGTCAGCACCTTAATCTCGAACTGGATTACGTTGCCCTCCTCGTCCTTGAAGCTCTCCGGGCCGGGTGCGGTAATGACCTCCGGCTCCGTGCTGCGCATAAAATACTTGAGGTCTTTCTTAATGGTTTCTGCCATGTCGGTTTGCTCCTTTCAAAACAAAAAATAAGCCTCCCACGCGGGGTTTCCACGCGGGAGGCAACGGCCTTTAATTTCTTACAGAATGTCCTTTGCGTTGAACGAAATCGCGTCCTCCACGACCTCGCCGCCGCTGTCGAGCATTGTGAGGGGCAAATCGCCCGTGAGGACGCAGCCTACGCAGGTGACGGTGTTGGTGCCGTACATCTTGTAGTAGTCGCTGTTCTTGTCCTCCATAATGCCCTGTATCGTCATTTCCGGGGTTTCGTGGCTCTGCTGGTACTCCTTGATTTTCTCCTCCAACCACTTAGAGGAGCGGCGACGGGTGATAGTACCCGTGATGGCGTAGCCGAGCCAACGGCTGCTTGGTGTCAGCTCTCCGAGCTGTCTCCCTGTCCAAACGTCCGGCGTAAATTTGATTTCGCACTTGATACTGTCCGCAATCTCTACGCCGTCCAAATAGACGTGTCCCTCGCGGAGGGAAATCGGTGCATGATTGTATTCCATCTGTTATCCTCCTCTCTTATCTCGTGGTGATGGTGAAGTAGAGCTTTTCTGCGCTGTCAACGGCCTGCAAGCCCACATTGAAGTAGGTTTCGTCGTCTACGCTGGCCTCTCTGTCTACGAGGAAATCCTCGTCATAAGACACGTTGGTAATGGCCCCAGCGTCCTCGAACTGGCGCAGAATGGTCTTGCCAATGCCCTCCATGATGTCCCAGCCCGTCGCGTTGTTGTCAAACTTGTTAGGCGGGAAATTGAGCTGAACGGCCTCTTGGAATGTGTCGAACACGCGGATAATGCGGTTCTTTCTGTAGCTGCGGTCTTTCTTGTCTGCGAACGTGGTGAGGCTGTTGATGTCGTACTCGACAACAACCTCGTCATTCTCATTCACAGAGAAGAAAAGCTCTCCGGCGTTGATGGCGGCGATTGCCTCCTCATTGCTCTTAGGGTCTACTACAGCGGTCGCCCCGGCGTACTGGATATAGGTGAGGCTTTCCGTGTTGCTGGCCCCGGCTGTCGCTCCGGCTACCCACGCGCAGGCCTCCGCCCGGCTCAATGCGTCGCCGTTGAGGGAGACGCTGTTGGTTACGTTGATAACTCCCTCGTAGTCCATGCCCGGTGCGTCCGGCATAACCACCTGTACGCCTTTGCCCATGTTGTCGCGCATATACTTGATTTTGGTGAGGGCCGCCTGCTTGACGTTCTGCGCCCCCTCTCCGTTGAACGGGAAACAAACGGTATTGAACTTCACGCTTTCCCAAGCGTCGATGAAATCCGTAATATCCGTGTTCGCTGCCTCCTCGTCGGTGCCGCCTGCGAGGTTCGTCCCCGCTGCCTCTCCGAGGTCGCCCGTTCCAGTAAAGGCGATATACGGGTTATCCAGCGCAATAAGCTCCTCAACGGTGTGCAGGCCCTCGTACTCCGTAACCTTGCTGCCGTCGAGGTGGATAATCACGTCATACCCGCCCAGCGGGTTCGCATCCACGGTAACGGTAAGCAGGTTGCCACGGGTGCCGCCGTACTTTGCCGTGGCGGTCAGCTTGTTCGTAGCAGGGGTTTCCTCGCCGGAACCACCCTCAACGTCTGCGCCCTCATTGGCCGCCTTTGCCGCCAGCGTCATAGTGATGTCCGCCGTCGCCTCTTTGCCCTCCGTGAGAATGTAGACGTACACGGTGGTCGCCCTCTTGAACGCCTCCCGAATAAGCAACATCTGACGGTTAGGGTCGTCGTCGTAAATGCTGTAGCCGAACGTGGCCGCCGCCGCGTCCGGGCTTGCGCTCGTCAGTTTGATAAACTGCTTTGCCGGGCCATAGGTCGCTTTCGGGAGGGGAACAATCACGGTGCCTCGCGTCCCGTTGCTGATTACCGCGTTCTCTCTGCCGCTCTCGAAATTGATGTAGGTTCCCGGACGTACCTTGCCTACGAGCTTGTCAAATCGTCCTCCGGCCATCTTATTTCACTCCTTCCTTTTTCCACGCCTCAATGTGCGCTCTCATTTCATCGACGGTATATTTCCCCGTCATTCCGTATGTCGCGCCGACGAATGTGCTGGTGGAAACTCCGAAAAGCCCCCGGCAATTCGCCTGCAATTTCTCGATTGCGAATTTCTTTTCGGCTCCGGCCTGCGCCGGGGCCTTTTCATTCGCAGCCGATTTGGTTTTAACTGCCATGTTTATCCTCCTTATGCTCCGGCTCTCCGCCGGAAGAATTTAATGGAATAGAGTAGCTTTCCAGCGTCTCCGCGTATGTGTCCGAAATGGTCTTTCCCGATTGCATGAACACGTCCACGTTGAACGCCTGCGCCCTTGTCGCGCCGTCTGCTACGTCCTTGTACGGCCTCCGGCTCCGCCAGCTAATAGTAAGCTGTGCGGCCCCGTCGTCCAGCACCTTGAGCTGCGGGTCGTTCACTCTTATCCAACTTCCCTCAACCTCGCTGCCGTCCGTCTCTATCAACGGAATAAGGTTCCGCGCCGCTCGTATCGCCGTCATAACATCATGGCCGATTGAATACGCGCCCTGCCCCGTCTTATGGAACAGTTTGATATACCAAACATAGTCCATATTGTAGGTGAGGAACGTCTCTCCGCCTGTGTCTATCTCCGGCGTGGGGAAGTAGGCCGCCGGAACGCAGAAATGCGCAGGCACGTTCCAGTAGTACGGGGACGGGCCTCCGGCGCGGTCAAGCACGAACTTTATAATGCTCGCCATTTCCTGTTCAAGCACCTTTACGCCTCCTCCCTCTGTCAGCCGCCGAAATATCGGTCGAGCCAGTCCTGTAATTTTGCCTCAAGCAGCTCCGGGTAAATCTTGTCGAGAATGCGCAACGCACTTTCCCAATAGTGCTTTCCCTCTACCCAATGCTGTTTCAGAAGCATTCCGGTTTTTGCTGCCGGGTCATAGATGAAGCGGTCGCCCTCCCAATAGCCCGGCACCCATCGTCTCTCTACGCCTTTGGTGTTCGTCCAGTGGCCGTCGTTTACATACCCGGCGTAGTCGAGGCTCGTTCCGACTTCCAGTGTTAGGCCGCCGTCCGTCAGCTCCCATACGTTTCCGTCCGCGCCTTTTTCAAAGCTGGCGAGGAGCTGTCTGCTGTCCAACACTTTCCGCCTCACGATTTCGTCCTGTAATATCCTCAAGAACTCGTTTCCAAGTCCCTCTAAAAACAGCTCAAACTCTTTGCGAAAATCGCCCTTTGCCGCTTTCTCTACACTGCCGAAAAACTCTTTGAACTCCGACATATCAATTTCAACAACGCTGCTCATAGGTGCCTCTCCTCTCCAATCTTCTTAATGTAGACAAAGAGGTGGTGTCCCCGAACATTGATAGGCTGCTCTGCCGTGTATTCCAGCCCGGTCGTGCAATCCACAATCTTGTCGTTGAGGCGCACGTCCGTACCGATAGGCAAGGTGAGTTTGATTTTTGCGTCTATGAGGTTCGCCGGGGCCGTCTGCGTAACGGTCACGCTCGCAGAGCGCACACCAAAATGGCACGTCTGGCCGCTGATGTCCGGCTCCTCCGGGTACGCAAAAGAGGGCGAAGCTGGGAGGTTATACCCCGGCGAGCTGTCGTCCTCTTGTATGTGGTATATATCGCAAGTGTGGTTTAGGAGACTTTCTAAGCTCATGGCCCACCTCCTTAAAGCCGCCTCATACGGAGGGTTATCCCGTTGCGCGGTTCCTTTACAACAAAGTCGTCCAACAGAGCCGCAAGGTCTAATCCCTCTATACTGATTTGGCTGCTTTCACTGGTGTAGCTGTAGTCGTCGAATGTCTCCGACTTCACTTCTTTCGCCGCGAGTACGGCGTTGTGGCCGTAGGCCTCCGCCAGTATCATTACTGCCGTCTTAACCGCCTGCGGCACCTCCGTCATGTCCTTGAAAGAGTTATGCGTGTATGTGATTACATACTGCTCTGCTCTCGCAATGTCCACGGCCAGCCGTGCGTCGCTGCGCTGCTGTACCGCTGGTATCTCGGAGTATTCCCGTACTTCCTGCGGTGTTACCCACGGTCTTTCCGCCATAGCGCACCTCCTCCGGCTTAGTTGTCCTGCAATTCAGTCATTGTAGGGCTGCCGTAATCGACTTCCCCCTCGGTTTCCTCGTCGCCCAGCTCCTCCTTGAGCTTTGCGATAATGTCTTGCTTTCGGGAAATCCCCTTGAGGCTTACGCCTTTATAGGCTGCGTAGGTTTCCAGCTCCGGCACCGTCATTTCGTCGAGCGTCTTGCCCGGCTCCGGGTCTTTGGGAGGCTCCGGGGCCTCCTCTCCCTCTACGAGCTTGAAATACCCGGTGGCTACCGCCTCGTCAGCGGTAGCCTTGTCCTCTACGAACACGTCCGGGTTCTTCTTTGTGGCTTTCACCACGCCGCAGTAGGAGAGTGCCTTTGTCAGCTTCAAATGGTAACTCATAGCTGCACTCCTCCTCTCTTAATTGAGGCCCTTGATAATGGCCGTAGCGTCCAGCTCCTCGATAATCGGGTCGTAGTCCAGATGGGTAACGTAGAAACGCTTATCCATCATAATGGCCTCTTTGCCCTCGGTGGTCTTGCGGATTTGCACGCTGTAGGTGTTCACAACGATAAGGTTTTTCGGGTCGGTCAGAATGATAGTCCCATCGTCGAGGGACGGGCATTCCACAGCAGGAATACGGGCAGGGGAGGAGTAAACACTCTCCGGCACCGCGCCGCCTGCGCCGATAACCTTATTCAGCAGGAACAGTTCCCACTCCTGCGCTCTGCGGGGAGACATCAGCCAGCGCAGCTTGCCGTTGTTGTACTTGTTCGGGATTTGCGCCAGCGTCTTGTAGAACAGGTCGAGGCTCATGCTCGTCTCGCTCGAAGCGTCGTACACATGGCCGCCGTTGGAAATCTGCTTAATCCAGCCATCGTTGATATACAGAAAATCGTGGTCGGGGTCGCTCGCGTCGATGGCCTCGTCGCCGTTGAGGTACAAGTCCTCAAGGTCAATGCCGAGCTGGGTAGTCATAAGGTTGGTGACAATCTGCTCGAAGTTCTGGCCCTCGATGTTCTCACGCAGCGTCTCCTCGGTGATTTCCCACGGGAGGCGTACCGCCGTGGTAGCGTACTCGATTTGGCTGGTCTGCACATCGGCTCTGTAGCCGTCGTCGGTGTTCTCCGTCTTTTTACGAAGAATACGGCGGCCAATACCGATTTTGTCCACCTCGCCCGTCTTTGCGGTGCGCATTTCGTGGCGGACAAGGCCGCCGAGGTTGGTGGCCTCAAAAGTCTGCTGAATGAACTTTTTCGCCTGTTCCGGGTTCAGCAGGCCGGACGTAAGAGCGGTCGTCTCAATGGCCGCTTTTCTGATGATGTCGTTGTTAGTAGGCATAATTTACTTTTCCTCCTTGTTATGTGAAATTAGAGAATGCCGTGCAGGTAATGTTGCTCACCCGCCGACTTTTCGACGTTGCTGCCGAGGTTGCTGGGTAGGCCCTTGCTTTTCAGCAGGGGCGCAACTGCGCTCTCAACCGCTTTGGTAATCATGTCCTCCACCTGTTCGGCGGTGACGTGTTCCTGCTGCGGCTCAAGAGCCTTTGCGACAGCCGCCTCCACCATTGCGTTAATGCTCTCCGGGGTGATAGCCTCCTCGGACTTCTTGACCTCTTTCTCCTCTTTCGGAGTTTCGGCCTCCTCACCCTTTTTCTTGGTGTCGTCGGTTTCCTCTGCCGCAGTCGCCTTTGCGATTGCCGCCTCTAAGGATTTTGCAACAATCGCTTCAACTTCCTGTTTCGTCACTTCTTTGTCCTCCTTTTCGGTTTTGGTTTCGTCGCCGTCCGGCTCCTCGGTTTCCTGCCCGTCCTTTTCCTTGTTCGGGTCGTCCTCCTCCGGCTCCGGGTCGTCGAACTCCTTGAGGAACGCGCCGAGGCTCTCATAAATCCCCGTCAGCGTTTCCTTGTTCTTACCACTCATTTTCTTCCCGGCCTTTGCTACCCGCTCCGGCTGGTCTGTATGAATGGCTTTCGTAATGGGTTCCTTGCCAGTGAGAATGTCGGTAATAATGGCGTTGAAGTCCTCAAGGCACTCGCGTACCTTTGCCTCGTCCGCCTCGAATTGCCACTTGCCCGTGTATGGGTCGTAGTGCTGCAAGGTGTCTTGCAGGGAGTAAAACGCCTCCCAAAAGAGATTGCCCTTGCTGCGCTCCGCGAAAAGCTCCGCTACGGCTCCCTTTTCCACCACGTTCAGTCCCAACGCCTTTGCCAGTTGCTTCAATAGCCCTTTCTTCTCGCTGGTTTCCTGCTTGCTCACGTTATCCAAATTCACGTCCTCCTCGCTATAGTTTCCGAGGCCGCCCATCGAAAAGCCTGTGATTTCGCCTTTTTCAATGCCCTCCCACACGCTCTCGTCGGCAACCTCAACAGTCATAAGCCACGTTCCCTTTTGGATTGCCTCTCCGTCTATCTCAAAGTCCGCTTTAGCAATCCAGCTTTCTACTACGGCTGCGCCGTCCAGTGGCTCAAAACTATGCTGCAAATCAACCTTGTTCCCGTTCTTTGCGAACCAGTACGCCGCTTTGGTGATTTCGCCCTCGGTCATAAAATTACCGTGGCTGTCCTCCTCCATCGGCTCATAAACAATCCCGGTGACGTAGTGGTTGTCTGCGTCCGCCTTGACAATTCTGCCGTAGGTGGTAAATGCCGCCTTACCGCCGTCCGCTTTCTTCAAGAGGAATGTCCTCTGATTTGCCGCTTTATCGACGAGGGAAACGAATTGGATTTTCGCGTCCGTGATTTCGTATGCTTTCTCCAAGCCCTTTCTCATGCCCTCTCTCACCTCCTTTCAGCGGCTTTGAAAAAAATATAAAAAGCAGCGTTTCCGCTGCCCTTTACCGTGTTATGTTCCCGCATACGCGAGAAACGCTCTGAACGGCCCGAAAAGGCCGTTGTTTATTTGGTGGGTATTTCCCCTACCCGGTTGCTTTCTGTCGCTCCTGATATACGAGAGGAGGCAGGGGAGGCTATTCCTCCTCTATGCCTGCTTTCGCTTTGTTTTTCGCGTCCAGCTCTTTCTCCCACTCGTCGTCCATTTCGTCTATGGCCTCTTGCTGTAGCCTCTGCCGTTCCTCCAACGGGAGGCCGAGTATTTCCTCGCTCACGACGGGCTGGCAAATGCAATGGCAGTTGATACTTTCCTCCGGCGGTAGAATAATGTCGCGTGGGTACATCGGCTCGTAGGTGCTGCCGTCCGCGCCTATAAGCTCAAACGGTTCATCTACCGGGACGCGCTGGCCGTCCATATCAACATGGTTCTGGCGCGGTTCATTCATGTATTCCCCGGTGTGTTTCCACGCCTTTTCGCTTACTGCCGGGGATTGCATAAATGCCTCCTGCTGCGCTACGCTGTGCGCCCTCAAAACCTCCGTAACGGCGACGCGCCGGGCCTTGTAGTATTCGTCCCGTATGCCGCTGTCAAGGATTGCGCGGGTAAATTCCGATACGCTGCTGCCGTTTTTCAGCCCCTTGTCGAGTATGCGCTCTATCTCCGTATGGCTGTTGAGCTGCATAATGTCTCCGAGGTCTTTGCTCCAAGACTTCACCCACGCCGTCGTCCGCTTTGATACCTGTTTCAGTTTGAGGTCTTTGTCCGTCTGTGCTATATAGTAGCCGACGTACTCCGGCATAAACTTCTCAAGGCTCTCCGTGAACACGGTGGCGAGCTTTCCCTTAACTGCGTCGTTCACCTTTACTTTCGGCCAAACGTCCTCCGCAAAGGTTTCAAGGTCAACCGCCTTTTCTGCCTCCGCTACGATGTAGTCCGTCTCCTCCGTAAGGGCCTCCGCTACGCCGTCCTCGATGTCCTGCGCGTACTTGAGCGTCTTTTTCGGCTTGACGTAGCCCTCCGCTCCCAGCGCGTCCGCAAGGCTGTCGTCTGCCTTTTGGATATATGCGTCAATGGCCTTAATGAGGGGTTTGCACTCTAAGCACATAATCACTCCCCCTTATCCATCTTGAGCAAAAGGCTCTTAACCTCTTTCATCACAGCTACAACAGCGTCGTCGTGGCTGGCCGCCGCCTTTTCAATCTGCTTTTGCAGGCTCAACGTAAGGCCGCCGAGGTCAAGGCCCGCGCCGCCGCCCTGCGTCTTGCTGTAGGCCAGCGGTATGTCGCCCCATTCGTCCGGGTAGTCCTCTGCCTGTTCCCCGTATGCCTCGTAGATAATCCGCTTGGCAAAATTCGGGGTAAGCCCTCCGGCGTTGTTTGCAACGGTCAGCAGCTTGTAGAGGTCGTCCGGGTTCGTGATGTCCGGCTCAAGGAAATAGCACTCGACGTATTGGAAACGGTAGCCGTTCAGCAGGCGGTTGTTAATCGCCCACGCGAGGCTCTTGCGCTCCGGCTGGAATACCTGTTCCTCCGTAACCTCCTGCGCGGTCTGCGCCGTGGCCCGGTTGAAGTCCGTCGTATATCCCACATAAAGGTCGGGGAGCTGGAACGAAGATTGCACCTTGCGCCGATTGTTGTCGAGGTAGTTTTGGAAAAGCTCGTCTTTCTGCAAGATGGAGGCAAGGTCTTTTACCTCTATCTCCGGCTTTTCCTGCTGGTCGAAGTCTGTCCGAGCGTCCGTCGCCTCCGTCTCCAAAACGATAAAAGCGTGTTGCCCGGCTTCTCCCTTGATGTCGTTCATGTACTGTTGCAGCTTTGTAAAGCTCTCGTCAGTGAGGGTGCCGCCCTTAACCATAATCATCAGCGGCGTATGCCGCCCGTTGATGAAATAGTTGTTGTTCAGTGTCTCCGCTCTCCGGCTGCCGTCTACCCCAAGCACCTGCCCTATCCATCGAACGGTGCCGTATGGCTCCGTGCCAATGGCAAATTCCATCAGCTCGTTTGCCTGCCATTCGAGGTCAAGGCTTTCACCCTCCGCAAGGTATTTGCCGTCTCTCAAGTCCATAATGCGCGGGTCGCCAAACTCTTTGAAATAGACGGTCTTTCCGCCGATTTCCTGCTTATACTTGCAGTAGCGTTTCTTCCTCTCAAGCTCCTGCCCGTGGTGGTAATAGGTGGTGGTGATATACGGGTCGAGGGGCCGGGTCTTTGAAATGGTCGGTGTCTCCTTGATGAACTCAATCTGCACAACCTCGTCGGCTATATTGCGTATAACCTCAAGGTAGGCAATACCGTAGGTTTCCCGCGCCTCGATGGTGTCCTCGAACACCTCTTTGGTGTCCTGCTCAATGTTCAGCAGCTCGATTATCTCCTCCGCCCGGCTGAACTCCGCCGCCATTTCCGGCGTTTCCTCCACGTCCTCGATATACCTAACGCCTATGCCGAAGCCTGCAATATTGTTCTTGTAGGCCCTAATGCACTGCGGGAGAATGGTGCTGTTTTCAACGAGCCGCGCAAGCCCCCGCATATCGTTTCTCGGCGTTATCCAGTCTCCGGCGTTGTACGCCTCCTGCGTCGTAACCTGTACGGAGGTGTCCGCCTTTTCTACCGGGGCCTCCTGCGCCTTGATAATGCGCACTTCCATTTTCGTAGGCTTACCTGTCGCCATTCTTTCTCACCCCTCTCTTTTTTGGTGGTTTCACTGGCAAGCAAAGTAGCAAAACGCAGTCCGCCTCGTCCGGGGAGGGCTGCCCTCTTTTCTTCATGGCCTCTTTGCTTTCCACTCGTATCTTGCTTGTGTCTGTCAGCCCGTATTTGCGCCCGGATAGCTGCGCTACGAGGTCGTCGTCGTCCGGGAGTATCAGCTCCACGGGCTTTCGTTCCCCCGTCTCCGGGTCAAAGGGCTGTAAAAGGTTCTTGACCGTCGCCATCATAAATGTGGTGCTGTCGTAGTAGTATTTGTGCTTGAGCCTCTGCCCGAACTTAACCGGGTAAATCTCAAGCCACCAAAACCGCTCCGGGTCATTTCTCTTAATCTGTCTTAGACGGTCTGTAACGCCTCCGCCGAGGCCGCCGTCGTCTATTTTGACGGGTATCGGGTTTTCCAACTTGTACCGCTGTACGAGCTGTTCCCCCAGCAGTATAATGTCGTCCGCCGTTTTCATAAGGTCTTGGCCGTTCCGCTTCTTGTAGAACGTCACTTTTTCGTCCACCTTGTAGCCGATTACCGTCTTGTCGTCGCCAAAACGGGCTACGTCGCAACCTATATGCACTAAATCCGGGGTTTTCCGGGGAGAAAACTCCGTCTGAATGGAGTTTTCTACGAGTGAAATAGGAATAAATATGTCGTCCTCTTGCAGCGGGAAGTCTCCGGCGACGCGCACTCTGAATACGTCGCTGTCCTCTCCGTACATTCGGATAATGGTGTCGATAAAGTCCTGCGGTACTCGTTCGCTCTTGCGCCCGTCAATGTGGAACGTCGAGTAGCTGGCCCTGTTCTTATTGTGGCTCTCATAAAAAAAGCCCGACAACTGCGTCGGGTTTCCGCACATCAGCAGCCGCGCCCCCGGCGTTGAAAGTGCGCCGAGGACGGGTTCAAAAATAGCGTCGTCTACGCCGCTGGCCTCGTCAATGATGTATAGCAGGTGTTCCGCGTGAAATCCTTGCAGCGCGTCCGGCTTGCTGGCCGTTCTCGCTACTGCGAACCATTCCTCCGGGTAGCCCCGCATATACAGCTTTTCCTTAGTCCATATCAGCTCGTTCGCAAGTGCCTTATTGTTTCTTATCCACTTGCTGACCTCCGCCCAAAGAATATCAAATAGCTGGTGCTGCGTTGGTGCCGTGCATGGTATCTTTGGAAAAGGGTGGGTACATATAAACCAAATGACCGCCCAAGCCTCCACCGCGCTTTTTCCTACGCCGTGGCCGCTGCGGACGGTCGTCATTGGATTTTCTGCTACGCTGCGGAGTATCGCCGCCTGTTCCGGGTCGGGCTTTGCCAGTATAACGTCCTCGGTAAATTCTACCGGGTGTTCCGCATAGTACAGTATCGCGTCTCCGTTAAGCATTGCCCTCCTCCTTTCGCTTTTGATACGCCGCTATGATGGTGTCCGCAAGCTGCGCCGGGCCGCTGTCCCGGCCCTTGCTGCTTTCCTCCTCTAAGGTGCGGTTTAGTCTTTCGAGGTCTGTTGCCATTTTGATATACTCTTTTACGTCCTTTGGAGACATATCCTCGACTGACAAGCTGGCGAGGGCTTCAAGGGCTTTTTTCTGCACCTGCATTGCTATCCCGATATGGCGTTCGGTCATTGCCTTGCGGTCTTTTACCGCTTTGGCTCTGGCCTCTTTTTCCAGCTCATTGTCGTATGCGCGTACACGCTCCGTCCAATTCCACTGGCTACTCCAACGCCCAATGAGGCCTCTGCTTTTGTTTAACGATTGTGATACCCTCGTTACACTCCGCTCCGGCCCCATATCCCGGTAGGTGACAAATGCCTCATACGCTTGTGCGCTTTCGCCCTTTTGACGTTCCCACGGCTTATCAGTCCATTTTGGCATTGTCCTCCTCTCCTTTACTGGCCTCCGGCTATTCCTCTAAGCCGAACATCTTTTTATAATAATCCACCTTTCCGGCCAGCTCCTCCTGCATAAGGCCGTAGAAAGACTGGTTATTTATCTTCTTGTTGATACCAGCAACTTGGTTGAGGCTCTGGAAACACCCGCCCGTGCCTATCTGTTTCATCAGCTCCGTAGGCTCCGGGTTCTTGCCGTTCATCAGCATACACAGGTTGTAGTCGTTGCCTTTGAAGCCCTCAAGCCCGTCTATCCCGCAACACGCCATGCTGTCTCCCATTGCCCGGAGGCGGTTCTCTCCGGCGTAGAATTTAAGGCCGTTGCGGTGGCACTCTGCCCGGATTGCCTCGAAGTGTGGCCGTAGCACGTTCAGCGGGTAGCAATGGTCGCCGCCGATTTTTACCATGCCTTTCTTGCCCTTGTAGAACTTCATGCCCTCGACGACTACGCCATAAACGCCTGCCGCCGCCAGTCGGGGAATGTTCGCCATAACGTCTTTGAAAACCTCCGGCATATACGGCTGTATTCTCACGATTACCCGCTGCACTCTGGCCGCGAGCGTTTCTACCATTTTCAGCCGCTCCTCGTAGGGCGGTGTTCCCGGTTCCAGCGGGTCGTACTTACTGCATACCATACTTACCTGCACGACGCAGTTGCATTGCGCCAGCAGGTCGAGGTATTCCGGGTCTACAACGAGCCTGCCCTTTGTGCTGACGACGAATGGGTATTTTGTCTCCGCCAGCAGCTTTAGACACTCGTATGAGGCGCGGATATTCTTCTCAATAGGCTGGAATGGGTCGCTCATTCCTCCCCAATGGATAGGAATGTTCCAATCACACCACGCCGTTTCCCGGCCCCTCTTTCCCTCGACGAACGAGCGCAGTGCCTCTACGGTTTCGTCCCGCTGTATCTTTGAAATGTTCTGCTTCTTTTGCGCGAAGCAGTATTTACAACCGTGGCTGCACCCCTTGTAGGTGTCGAAGCGCACGGGGAGGTTACACAAAATAACCTGCGAGCCGCATTTGCACCCCATTATATCTCCCCCTTTGCTTTCTGTATGATTACCTCGATTAGGGCCTCTTTGCCGTAGTCCTTAACGTAGGCTTTCAGCTCCTCTTGGTCTGCCTTGTCGAATGTGAGGCTTACGTTGAACAGCTCCTCGATGGCCCGTAGCTCCTCGTCCACGGTTTCGCCGTCGATTAGGCCGTCTATATCGTTGGTAAGGCTGTCTATCTCCGCCTGCGTAAAGCCCGTGAGGGGAGCGTCGTCTCCCAGCTCCGCGAGCAGGGCCGCCAGTTTTTCCTCGTCCCAGCCGCCCTCGATTTTATTGAGGGCCACGTTGAGCTGCCGCTCCTGCGTCTCGTCAAGGTCTACCACCGATACGTCCACCTCTGTCTCTCCCTCGTTCTCAAGAACGGTGAGCCGCTGATGTCCGCCGACTACTCTATTCGTCCGCTTATTCCACACTACCGGGATAATCATTCCGTAGGTGAGAATGCTCCGGCGGAGGTTTTCGTATTCCGTGTCTCCGGGTATAAGGTCTATACGCGGGTTGTAGGCTGCGCGGTCGAGGTCGCGTATCTTTTTCTTTTCAATCTGCATTACGCTACCCCCTTTACCTTGTTGATGATGGCCGTCGCCAGCTCTACCTTTGCGTTCTCGGTTTTCTGCATATAGCTCTCAACGGTTTCCCGCGCTCCTGCTGGGAGGCTGAACGTCATTGTGAATGTGCTGCGCTCTTTTTCGTCGCTGTAGCCGGAAAAATCCTCCTCCATAAGGTCTTTGATATGGTCGTACTGCATAAGGAGGCTCTGTAGCTCCCAATCCTCGAAGCCCGTCAGCTCCATTGCCCCGGCCTCGTCAAGCTGCTGTAAAAGGTCTGCCAGCTTTCCGATGTCCCAGCGGCCTTTTACCTTGTTGAGCAGGACGTTAAGGATTTTTTCGTCTTTTTCGTCGAGGTCTACGACTACGGCCTCTATGTCCTCTACTCCCTTTTCGAGCAACACCTTGAGGCGTTGGTGTCCGCCGACGACATTCCCGCTGCGCTCGTTCCATATAATCGGCTCTATGTACCCGAACTCCTCTATGCTCCGGCGCAGTTTCTCGTACTCTGCGTCCTCCGGCTGCAAATCCCTCCGGGGATTGTATTCCGCCGCCTTAATTTCTGCCGCTTTCAGCGTCCGTATCTCCACGTTATCTCTCCTTTCCGTCCCTTTTCGGGGCATTTATCCTCAAAAAAATACGCCGCCCGTTGGAAATCCCAATGCGGCGGCGTTTTCTCTCCGTGATTTTACAGGTTACATTCTACCACACTTCATAGTGAAATGTAAATGCCCGGTTTTTGCCCCGGCCTGCGTCAAAGGCTCTCTATCCCGCCTACGCCGAAAAACAGGGCCGTCAAATCTGCCGCACACACGTCTATATCCTTGTAAACAGTCCTTTTGTCGATGTGTTCCCTCCGGGCAATCTCCTCCGCCGTCGTGTAGTCGTCCGCAAGGTAAAGGCCCTCCAATACGCGCCAGTGCCTTGCGTCGTCCTGCCTGCTTGACCTCTCGCACATGATTTGGTAGCAGTCGAGCATTTTGTTCACATGGGTCATAATAATTTTCGTGGTGATGTAGTTGCGCTGAATGCTCTCTACGAATATTTCCTCGTCCGCCGGGCGGCCCATGCTCCGCATAACGTCCTCGAAATCCGCGTCCGCCTCCTCCGCGCTGCCCGTGTCGAATACGGCGTTGCGGTAGTATTCGTTGAGCCTACGGTAGTTACGCAACAGGAGCTTGGTGTTGTGGTACTTCCAGTCGTAGTCCCGTTTCCTCATGCCCTTTCGCTCCCGCTCTACTGCGCGGACGGCTGCTTTGGCTCCTACCTCCGCTCCGGCTGCCGCGCCTATCGTCGCTCCGAGGTTGACGGCTGCTTGTAGCTTTTCGTAAATCCCTCTCATACTGGCCTCTACCGCCGCGTTTACTGCCGCCTCGATAAGGGTCTTTACTTCATCTTTGCTTGTCATAGAGATAACTCCCTCCTTATTTTCTTAATTCGGGAGCTGCCTCCCGTGCTACTTAAAGGCCATTCCCAATAGTCCGGGTCGTCCTTGTGCTTTTGCCATTCCGGGTCTTTCATGCACTTGTCGATGGCATTTACCCACGGTATGGTTATCGCCGTCGAAATAATGACCGATATGATGATTGCTACCGCATAGCCCACTGGTTCTCCCCCCCTCTATAGGAATTGAAGAACGCCGCCTATGTACCTCACTCTGTACTCCTGCACGTCCTCCGGGGTGATATACTTCCTGCCGTACCGGGCTTTCATATCCCGAAAAACTTCCCACGGAACCTTGAAAAACTGTTGAAATCCAAACGACACCATCACGAAGCATTCCGCTCCGAGGGCCGCGTGGCGGTCAAGCTGCTTTTCCTGCTCCGAGCTTATGACGCTCTGCTGCATTCGGTCGCTGTCCGTGTGCTTTGCCTCAAACACGACGGCCCGGCCTCCCTTGAGCGTCCCTTTGTAGTCCGGCTGCGCCTGTTTTGTATAGCAGGCCATGAACTGTCCTTTGCTGTTCGGGCGGCTTAACGGCTTCATCGGTTCCGGGGTCTTTGTGATTTCCGCCATTTCCTTGAGGCGGTAATGCTGGCAGGCCGCCTCTATCATGTTCTCCCAATGCTCCCCGGCTACTCTACTCCGCCTGCCAGCCATAACCGCTTTATATCGCTGGGCCTCATTCATCAAATCAGCCCCATTTCTTCTGCGAGCTGCGCTACCTTGTATGCAATCCCGCTCTTAATGCCCTTGCATTTGCCCTCTGAAAGGGCCGTGAGCAGCGTTTGTACTGCCGACGTGTTCTCGGTAGCCCCCTCTGCCTCCGGGCCGTCCTGCGATACGCTGGGTACACTGGCACCCATTTCCGGCTCCGCTGCCCGGTGAAACTCCTCTACGAGCTGCCTGTCCGTCATGTTTCGCAGGCGCACCGCCTCTCTGTGGAGGGCCAGCTCCTCCGGGGTCATTCTGCATTTTCTCTTTTTACTCATTGTCGTTTCCCTCCGCTTCTTTTTTCCCGCGCCAGCGCGGGTTGCATAATCCGGCTCCGCCCCGGTTGTAACAGTCTGTTGCGGCGCAATACATACAGGTGTCGGTATTCTGCCCTCCCTTGAACATAATCTCCTCAAGGTCGCCCACCGCTGCGTCTCGCTGCTGGTATGCCGACTTTATGGCCTCTGCAACATTCTCTATGGCTTTTTTGGGAACGTACCCCGAAAGAGCCTTGTTTTTCCTTTCGGTGGCAAGTTCATTTTCGAGCTTTTCAATAACGTCTGCCGCCTCGTCCATAATTCCCATATGTCGTCCGAGTGCCGTTCCGTTTGTAAGTCCGTAACTGCGCAGCGTTTTTACAAATTCCTCGTACATAGCCGTCTCCTAATACTCTACCCGGCGTATAACGCTCTCCGGCAAACTGGGGAATACGGCGCAAAAGAAATTGTACTGTTCCTCCGGCTCCATAGCCTCTGCGTAGTCGAGTATGCCGTCCAGCATGGCCGGGGCGAGTGTGCAGTTGTTTCCGGGTACGTTGTAGTTATCGTAAATCCACTGTCTAAATTCCTCTTTGTTCATTCGCCTGTCCTCCTGTCTCTTGCCGCCGAGCGGAACATCATCAGCAACATTTCTGATACCGGGCGTTCTCTGTCTTTACGTTTCGCTTTCTTTACCGAACGGAGTTCCCCGGAGTTCGGGCAGTAAACTCCGACTTTGTATGGGATTTCGTCTTTCACCTGCGAATATACCTCGTGCGGCATAACGTAATAGTTGAAATCTCCAATAAAGTTGTGGCCGTTCTTTGAATGGAAATCCTCTACGGACGACTTCACCTCGTAACAGTAGAAATCCCCTTTTTCTATGCCGGAAATCGTGTTGTTTACGGGCTTGAAACGCATAAAATCTACCCGTATCGCGTGTTCCGTGCTGTAGTCGAACGTAACCTCCCTCGCCCAATAAATGCGCGGGTCTTTGTGCGGGTTTATCAGCTTTTCGGTAAGTTCTGATAATGCGCTGGTTGTCTCCGCCCTGCTCATTGGTCGCTCTCCCACGGGAGTTCCCGACGCATATTTTCCTCACCGACGATAGGGAGGAGGCTGTCTTTCATAAAGACCGCCGCGTGGGTGAGGTCTGCTGCTGCGCAAATCGTGTCTACCCATTCCTTTTCCGGCGTGACTTTTCCGGCGCGGTTTCCTGTCTCTGCTCCGATAATTACCAACCTGTCTATACCGAAACTGCCGAGGCCAACGTCCATGCGCTCTGTAAGCGGTTCGATACTGACGAATGTGTTATCCCTTATCCTGCCGGGGTATCTCCGGGCCTCCATGCTGTCGAGCGTCGAGCCGTACCACATATTTTCCCGCTGCGGGAGTTTTCCGGCTTTTGCGAGGTCTGCGTAACGCTGCGGGTTTTTCGTGAGGAATAGGTAACGGTGCTGCGGTGCCTTTTCGCAGGCCTCGAATACTGCCTCTATCCATTCGTCCGGCACCCATGCGCCGAACAGGTCTGCCATGCTGCAAACGAAAATGGTGCGCGGTTCTTTCCATTTTTTCGGCTGTTCAAGCCTGTATCTATGCAGTGTCGGGTTAAAGTCAAACGGGTATGGAGCTTTCTTGTTCTCAAAAATCTGCCTCCCGTACTTTTCCGTCTTGCGCTTGTCCAGTTTGCTTGGAAGAAATAACTGCTTTTCCACAACGAACAACATCGGCCTCTCCGCCGAGGCTTCACCATATAACATATCTTTGTTGTTATCAGCCCTGCGCCAGTCCTTTTGACCGTATCGGAATGTGCTGTGCTTGTCGTTTCCTCCAAACCTCGTCGCAATCCTCCGGGCGTAGCAATATTCGCAGTTGTGGTAGCAGCCCGTTACCGGGTTCCATGTGCTGTCGCACCACTCTATCTTTGTTTTGTTCATGCTGCTTTGTCTCCTCTCTCCCCGGAGCTTTCGCTCCGGGGATTATCCGATTTTCGATTAGATGTCAAAGCCCGGCGCGAAGCCATACGAGTAGCTCGCGTGGTTGCTGAGGCTGCCGCCGCCCGCGTAGACACTGCGGAAGGTGTACGTGCGGCTGGCGTACACCGAGCGAAGCCAATACGGGTATGTTCCCTCGTCTCCGCATTCTTTCACACGGTCGCGCTCTTTCTCGAAGATAGGGAGCTGGAAACTGTCGTCGATGTCTTTCCAGTAACCGTCCTCTGACGGCCCGAATACGTCCGTTGCCGAGGGGAGCCACAGCGGGTCTCTATATACAACGCACTCGCCGTCAATATTCTCCGTAATGTTGCGCGGTCTGATAATCTCTTTCCATTCCTGCGCAATGTGAGGCCAAATATCCTCCAAAACGTGCTTGCGCCCCTTGCTCTTGTAGTAGCCGCCCTTGTTGTTGTTCTCCTCGTTCATCACGGCCTCGTCCCAGCAGTCTTTGAATACGAACCGCGCCCACTCCGGCTCAACAAATCCACAAACAACGGTAACTGTTCCGCCTGTGTTAAGCGGAATATCAATCTCGTCGAACGGGTGGAGCAGGCCGTCCAAATTCTCCTCGTTGATGGCGGCTCTGATAATGTCCGGCGTGATGTGCTGGTGCTGGATTGCCCTCATGTTGTAGTAGTTGGCCTCGCCCTCCGGCTTTTCCTCCGGCGCAGCCTGCGCGTCCGGCGTGGTGATGTTGACCTCCGCGCTGTTCATTCCGGCGCGGCCAAAGGTGTTTAGAATTGCTTTTGTGAGTTCATCTGCGCCGTACTCAACGCCCATGACCTCTACGTTGGTTTCGCGGCTGAAATCTCCTGCGGTTTCGTTGTGCTTGATTTTGATGTCTGCCATTGTCTGTTCCTCCTTGAATTTTTATGTTGCTGATTGCAATGTGTCCTGCGCTGCGTCTGCTCCGGCCTCTTTTGCCGCTCCTGCAAGACGTGTGGCAAGCCGTTCAACTTTTGCGTCGATGGCTTTCTGTACCGCGTCCCTGCCGCCGAAAATCATAAGAAGCTGGGTAAGCATAATAACAACGTCAGCGATTTCCTCAAAAATGTTCTGCCGGGTTTTCTCGTAATCCCAAGCCTCCGGCGAATGCTCCGCTCGCCTGTTTTTCAAAAGAGCCTTTATAAGCTCGCTCATTTCCTCTATCGCAACGTCCACTTGCGCCTCTTTTCCGTAGGTGTCTACCGCGCTCTGTAGCACCTCCGGCTGCATAGCGGTCGGTAGGCCATGCGTCTCGTAGGCTTTCAGCCATTCCCTCACATCTGCCATTCCCCAAAGGGCCGTATATAGGATAGAGCATACACCCTCCATATTGTCGGTTCCGTAATATCCCGCCTCAAGCATTACATCGTCGAATACTTCATCGTCCGCAAGCTCCTCCGCGTCCTCGGTGGTGACGTGCTTTCTGTAAATCTCCCGCACGAGGTCGCGTACTGAAATTTCTCGCTCAAAATTCCTGTACCACGCCTCTTTGTCCTTTACGAACACTTGATTGTGAGCCAGTTCCCACATACCCATATCGCGGGTGTCGTCGCATATTTTCCTAAGTTCCATAGCGTTGCCTCCTCATTCTCCAATGGTGACGTAGGTATCGCCGCGCTTGTTCAGTTGCAGGTCTACCGGGCTGCCGCAGTTGAGGCAGGAATAGTCAAATACCTCGTCCGTAATGTTGGTCTGATACTTAAACTGGTTGCCGCACTTGCTGCATTTCAAAAATGCCCGCTTGAGGCCGTGTAGCTCTGTCCTGCCGCCGCAGTCGCACTTGGAGGAGGTGATAGGGGTCTTTGAGCAAAATCCCCTCACTTTCCCGCAATGCTCACACTTAATGAGCAAAAAGCCCTTGTACTCCTCCGGCCTCGGTGGTAACTCTGGCCGGACGTTGATGTGTCCGTCGCTCGGTACGGTTTCCTGCGCTGCCTTAACGTCTCCCATTTTGAAATTGCCGAACATACGCTCAACGCGGCTCACAGGTCTTTTTCCTGCCGAAGGTGCTGCTACAAGTTCATGTTCGTTGTCTCCTCGAATGACGGTTCCACCCTCAAATGTGCCTCCCGGTGCATACGCAGGTATATGTACCTCTTTAGCCTCTTTTACCGCCTCCTGTCCGGCTGCGTACTGAAATGCCCTCTGAATAAGGTCTGTCGCCTTTTCTGTCGGCATATCAAAGTCCATTTCTCCAAATGGCGTTACCATCGTTATCTGCATGGCGTTTCCTCCTACTTTATGTATTCCTAAACTCTTGGATAGAGCCTTGTCTACCCGGCTCATTTCCTCCTCTGTGACGCTGCCAATGTACCGCGCCAGCCTGCTCTTACACACGGTTACTATCTGCTCGCAAAGAGCGATTGATGGCCGTTCCGCCGAACCGATGTAGACGTGAGTGGGTAGTCCGGCTTTCTTCTTTGTGGTGAGGTAAACTACCTCAACGACGGGAGCGTGTTTGTTTCCCGTGTCATTGCTCACAATGATTGCCGGGCGGTCTGCCTCCTGTTCGCTCCCCGTGGCGGCTCCCCCAACCACGAAATAGATGTCGCCCCTCTTTACGTTAGCTGCCGTTTCTACCCCTCCTCTCTGTTGATGGTTTTTCCTTTACCCACCGTGTTTTCATTTCATGCGGGTATTGGTTTTCTTCTTTCGGCTTGCTGCGTCCGTTCCATTCCAAGCCGCCAGCGCGTCCCTCGCATTTGTAGCCAGCGGCTTTCAAACTCGTTCCGGGTTCGCTCTCCAGAATGTAGGTTATAACGCGCTGGTAGCCCATTGCTGTGGCTGCCCTATAAGCTGCGCCGTACAAAATGCTGCAAGCGTTCCGGGTGCCGTCCGTGCATAGTCGATTTATTTCAAGGGTTTTCCCGTCGTCAAGCCGTCTGCTTACGGGTCTACCGCAAATGCAAACTCCTACGAGCTGACCGTCTTTACATACCCCGATTGAAAATTTGTGGCCTCTGCTGGCTTTATGGTGTCGGTGGTATTGTGTTACAAAGTCGTTTGCTTTCCTCAAGGTTATCGGGGTAATTTCGAGCAATGTCGCTCCCTCCTCTCACTGTCTCCACGGCCAGCCAATAACCATTGAGAGGTTGTAGATATACTGGCCGCAGCGGACGCAAAGGTCGTGTTTGCCCCAAAATCCCTGTTTCTTCATTCCCCGGACGCTCCCGGTGTAATGGATTGATGGGTGCCGGGCCTTTTCTGCCTCTGAAAGTTTCTCGTATCTCATTTCTGCCTCCCTCCCAGCGTTCGCTCAACGATGTCCGTCCTCGGAGTGTAGGAACGGCCCTCGGTGCTTTTTTCCGCCTTTCGCACGTCTCCGAGCAACCGCTCAAGGGCCTTTATGACTTTCATGTTGTTGCTCAAGAAATCCACAATAGGCTGTAGCTCTTGTTCCTTGTCTTTGGCTCTCCGGCGTTGCTGCCGTACCTCTCGCAGGGCGATTGATAGCCGGGCGTAATCGTGGTATTTGTTCTCGCATAGCTCAATGTTGTGCAAAATATCCTGCGTCGCGTTGTTCGCGTCCTGCTCCTCTGCAATGGCTATGTTGTATTCCTGCTGCACCTCGCGGATAAGGTTCAAAAACTCTGAAATAACCTCGCTGTACCTCACGTCATGCGCCCTCCTCCGCCAGCTCCGCTTGGAACAGGGCCTCCGCCAGCTCTTTCAGCATTTTGTCGATGTCCTCTGCGTCCCTTACCAGCTCCTTGATGGACGGTACTCCGCTTACGGTGTGTCTCGCTAATACCCACATTTCGATGTGTTCCTCTTGGTCGAAGCTGGCGGCGTACTCCTTGACGTTATCTACGAAGTTCTCCACGCCTACGCAGATTGAAAAATCCTCTCCGGCTGGCGAATGCTTCTCAAGCTCAATGCTGCCGTCGCCGCACTCGTAAACGCTCCATTCCAACCTTTCGCAAACTTCTCTATACTTTGGGTTCATTCGTCCGCCTCCTTAGTCCGGCAGGTTGATATAAACGATGATGGCCTTTGTCCACGGGAGCGCGTCATAGAACGGTCTGCACTCCTCCTCCGTCTCCGGGAGTTTTTCAAATTCCTCGTATGGCAGGTGTCGCTCCAAAACGTCAAATACGTCGTCGTCGCTCTTGAAGAATACCCTCTCTGCCCGTTCCGAAATAAAATATTCGTCAACTTCCGCGCTGCCCCACGAGCCGAGCCAGTAGCCGCAATCATCTGCAACAATTTCGCCGTCTACCATCGGTACTACGGGTAAGTCCGGGTTTTCCTGCATGAGCTTAAAAAGCTCCTCGCGGTTCTTTCGCTCTTTCTCTGTAATCATGGCTGTGTCTCCTCTCTGCCTCTGATGTCCGCCCACGCCATTGTCATTACGGTGCTGGTTTCCCGTAGGCGGCTGATTATAGCCACAATTTTGGTATTGTCGAAGCCTTTCGGGGTGAGCGCGTTTGCCAGTGCGTCGGCGTTGTAGTTGGTTGTTACAATGGTCGGTTTCATGTCCTCGTATCGGTCGTTCAGAATGGAGTAGAGCGTACTCATGCTCCAATCGCTGCACTGTTCCTTTCCGAGGTCGTCAATTATCAATAGGTCTACTTTTTTGTAGACGGCCAGTATCTCGTGTTCCCGTGCGCCCTCGTTGTCAAACGACTTTTTAATGTCGAGCAGCAGGTCGCTTGAGGTCTTGCAAATCACGGGTACTCCCTGCTTAATGAGCTGCAACGCAATCGCCGCCGCAAGGTGCGTTTTGCCCGTTCCGTTCGTTCCCTCTATGTAAAGGCCGTCGCCTCTGGCCCGGTGGTATGCAAAGTTATCCGCGTATTCTTTTGCAATCCCGTAGCACTTCTTACGGCCCGGCGTGTCGCAGCGGAAATTCTCAAATGTGCGCTGCTGGAAACGCTTTTTTATACCGCTCCGGCCAAGCAGCCTTTCGATTTTCTGCTGCATAGCCCTCCGGCGTTCCTGCTCCTCCTCTGCGGCTTTCTCCTCCGCCTTTTTGCGGTCGTACTCCTCCCAATATGCCTGCGCTCTTTCGCAGTCGCAGCGGGGAGGAAAGGGCTGCCACATAAACACCTCTCCGAGCATTACAATTCCGAGCGGTTGCAGCTCCTTTCCGCAAAATTCGCACTTACTCGGTGGAGGTGGCTCCTTTTTCCACCTCAAGCCCCTTTCCCGCGCTTGCTGCGGGGTGACGAGGTTACTCTTGTCCTTTGAAGCCTCCCGACGGTTTGAAGCCTCCGGGGTTTCCTCCGGGTTGTGAAGAATATCCCCTATCGCCGTAAGTCCCATATCCGCTACCTCCCTTGTCTGCGTAGTTTCCATCAATGACCTTTGCCATATTGCTGTCCTTAATCAGCCAGTCGAAAGTCGCCTGCCAATTCCTGTCGTTTTTGCCCTTTAAGAAACTGCTGGCCTCTGCCTTTTGGAACAGCTCTTTGAAGCTCTCAACCGTATAACCGTTTGCCAGCCGCGCCTTAATTGCCTTTTTCCGGGCCTCCGAAAGGCTCCGTAGGTGTGGGAACGAAATGCAGATTGTGTTGTAAAGCTCTGCAATCTCGTCGCATACCCCTCGCTGGCTGGGCTGGCTGGCCTCTGCCTTTTTTGGTCTGCCGCGCTTCTTTGGCTTATCCTCCGGCTGTTCCTCCTCTGCGGGTGCTTTTCCCTCCAGCGTGGGAGGCGGTTCTGTGAACGGCTTTGCAGGTGCCGATACGGTTCTCTTTGAATAAACGTCCTGCAAATTGTCCACAAGGCTCTGACACCAAATGACCTTGCGCTCCTCCCATAGCTTTTTGTCGATATTTCCGAGGTCGGCCAGCGTTTCCAATATTTTGTCGATGGTGCTTTCCTCTATCTTCATCAAGGCGACGAGATATTCCTTATTCGCAATGGCCGAACAGTCGTAGTAGTGGCCCTCACTCCGTCCTAAGAGTTCCAGCAGCTTAAACCAAAAGGCGTACCCGTCGTTTCCCCAGCTATGCTCAAGAATGAATTTCGTCCGGCTGTCTGTGCTGACAAAATGCGGGAAGTAGTCTACTGTCTGTTTTCGCGGTCGTCCCAACGACTACACCTCCTTTTTTCGGGCTTTTCCGGGGAGTTTTCTCCCCGGATTGCCCCGTAAATTACTCATAAATAACCTTACTGCCCTCCGGCGTTTTAACCACGTCCACGCTCTGCGGAAATCTCGACTTCATGGCCGGGTCGTGGGTGATTGCCATTACCTTGAGGTCGCTGTACCGCTGCTGGATTGCCTCAAGCGCGTCGCAATACGCCTGTACGCCGGGTGCGTCGAGGAATGGCGGCTCGTCGATGAACAAAAATCCAAGCTGTACCCCCGCCTTGCTGCTCTTGATTTCCGAGAGGGCGAGAATGACTGACAGGGCCGCTTTGACGCGCTCGCCGCCGCTCCTGCTCATATATGGGAGCCGCCCGGTGTCGCTGTCGTTTATGATGATGTCAAGGGTCGTAACTTCTTTCTTGCTGTTGGATTTCAGTACCTTTTCCGTAACGAACTCGACGCTCATGTGTCCCTGCGACATCTGGCCGAGAATGTTGGTGGCCGTCGCCTCGAACACAGGGATAATACTGCGGATAATGTTGTGTGGAATGCCGTCCTGTGAAAATGCCTTTTTCAGCTCCTCATACCCGGCTGCCTTTCCGCCAAGCTCATTCATCTGCTCTTGCAGCTCTGCCGCCTGCTTTAGGGCGAGGCGCACCTGCCCGATTTTGGCCTGTAATCCGCCGATTTTGAAATCAGCCTCCCGTGCCGCGTCCTGCAAAGCCTTGATTTCAGCCTCCGCCGTGTCCACCTGCGCCTGCAATTCCTCTCTGCCGACGGTCTTGCTCTGTTCCTCCGCCAGCTCCGTCCGCGCCTCGATGATGTCGGTTTCGATGGCTTCAATCTCCGTGTCAAGCTCAAGAACGCGCTGCGCGGCTGCCGCCTTTTTCTCCCTTGCTACCGGGAGCTGCTTTTCTTTCTCCGTCCAAATCCGGGCCGCCGTGATTTCCTGTTGCAGGTGGTCGTAGTCTGCGCTGGCCGCTGCCGCCTTTTCGAGCTGTGCCTCAATTCCTGCCAGCTCTGTCCGGCCTTTTTCTGCGGTGGCCTGTGCGTCCAAAATGGCCCTTTCCAGTTCTCCGGCTCTTTCTTCCATCAGCGCAAGCTCTGTTCTCTGCGCTTCAAGGCCGTTGTACTCTCTTTCGGCTGCCTCAAGGAGCCGCAGAGAGGCCCGTAGAGCGTCGATTTCCTCCGGGACGTGTTTCTTATCGCTGTAGGCCTTTTCTGCCGCAGAGAGCGCGTCTGCGTTCGTCTGACGGCATTTCTCGTATTCCTCCTCAAGTGAGGTGAGCGAAGCCTCCGCAGATGGTAACGCTTCTTTGGCCGCAAGCGCGTCCGCGAGGAATTTGCAGGTGGCGTTTTCCGGGGCCGGGCAGCCGCTGTCTTTCAGAAGCTCAACTTTGCCTTTGAGCGTGGCGATTTGCCCCTCAATGCGTGTCCGCGCCTCCCTGTAGTCGCGCTCTGTTCTCTCTGTTTCCGCCTGCCACGTTTCGAGGCCGTCCTTTGCCGCCGTGTATTCCGGCATGAGCTTTTCCAGCTCTGCGAGCCGTGCGGTCGCCTCCTCGTATTGCCCGTGCTTTTCCGTAAGCTCTGCCGCCCGGTCGATTGCCTGCTTGAGCGGCCCAATCTTCATCAGCGTAATGGCGGCTTTCTTCTCTCGCATTTCCTTTGCCGAGCTTTCAGCCAGCGCAATCGCGTCCAAAATCTGCTGTTTCCGGGTGGTAAGGTTGTCGTATGTCGCCTTGCCCTTAATCAGTTCCTTTTCCCGTTTCAGCAGGGCGTTGTAGGCCTCTACGCCTGCGAGGATTTCCGGCTCCTGTGCGAGTACGGTGTCGGCTGCCGTTATAATTCCCACCTGCCCGGTCTTGGCCGTCTCTTTGGTGGCTCTCTGCGCCGTGAGGGTGGTAATCTTGCTGTTGAGCTTTATTACCCGTGCCGCCGCTTCAAGCTGCGTGTTCAGTTTGACTTTGAGTCCGTCTACGGCTGCTGTCTTTTCCTGTGCCGCTGCCTCGTAGTTCTTCCGACGTTCCTCTTGGTCTTTGAGCTGCGCATCCAGCTCCGCGCTGTCCGGCAGTCCCTCCGTAAGGGTGTCCGCCTTTTCCGCCAGCGAGCGGATTGTGCGGTTGGTGTCTGTAGACCTCTCTGCCGCAAGCGTTTCCATGTCGCCGTAAATCCCAAGCCCCAAAATGCTGCCGAGGATATTCATACGCGCCTCTTTGTCCGCTTGCAGGAATAGGCCGTACTGGTCTTGCATAATAAGGGCGCAGGCTTTGAGCGTAAGGCTGTCCATACCGATGATGTTGATGATTTCCTGCTGGGTGTCCTTGAATTTCTCTTTGCTGCGGTCAGCCCACTCCCCATCGACGTACTCCGCGATATTCAGTGTGGCCTTGCCGCTTTTCTGCCGGGTACGGGTTACGCGGTAAAGGCGGTCGCCCAGTTTGAATGTGAATTTGATTGCCCCGCTCCGGGCCTCCGGGTCGTTGCAAATCCAGCCCGTCAGCTCGCCCTCTCGCGGCTCCTCGTAGAGCGCGTCCAGCATAGCGTCCATAAACAGGCTGCTTTTCCCTACGCCGTTGCTACCGTTGATGGTGCAGAAGCGAATGCCATCAAACGAAAATCGCTCGTCGCGGTAGTTGCGGTAGTTCTTAACCTCAATCTCAACCGGGACGAATAGCCCCGTATGCCGCTCCTGTGTGGCCCTTTCCGTTGCCTCTGCAATGAGGGGCCGCGCCAGCTCCACAAGTTCTCCTACGCGCTCCGGCTCAATGCCTTTCTCCTCCAAATAGTCCGCGAGGTTCCCCTCCGGGGTGCTATCCGCGTCCATACTCCGGCGGTCTACCGTGATGGTGATTTTCTGCGGTGTAATCTCCTGCACCCAAAAGGCTCCGGCGGCCTCGTACAACCAGTTTTCGAGCGTGGCGTGGTTGAACGCCTTGTTATGCTCGTCAGTGCAGTCGTAAAGCACTCTGATGATTTTCCCTTTCGCGGGTGTTTCCTCTCCGCCGTCGAACATCGGGAGGTTGTAAAGCCATTCCGGGCCGTTCTCGTTTATCCCTCTGATGTCGTCGTCCTTTAGGCGGATAGTGAGGTATTCCCTTGTCGGGAGTTCCAAAAATGCGTTGCTGCTTGCCTCACCCTCATTCTCCGCGAGTTCGTGAATGTAATATCCTCTTTGCTGCCCCTCGTCGTTGAAGTTGAGGGCCGAAATCGCTCCACAGTAGAACGTGTTTTTACAGCCCTCAAGCTGCTGCGGCCTGTGAATATGTCCGAAACAAACGAGGTCGAAGTCTGCCGCCGCCAACGTGTCGGGATAAACGACAGGTTCAAACTGGCTGAAAAATGCGGTCTGACCGCTCTCCATGTTGCAGCCCGTAATGGTGTAATGCGATACCAGCACAGTCGGGGTTCCGCCGTAGCACTGTGCCTTGAGGCCGATAATCATGTCTGCAATGGCCTCTGTGAATACCTCGTTTTCCTCCTCTTTTGAGAGGCCGGGGTGCTGCGCCCTGTAGTAGCCACGGTCAAATCCGGGCAGGCAGGCAATTTGGATAGGCTTGCCGCCGTAGCTGTAGTAGGTCTTTACCCCCGGCTGCGAAACGATGTGTACGCTGTCGTCTCCCTCAAAGGTGCTTTCCAGCGTTTTGAACTGTTCCTCGCTGTCGTGGTTCGGCGTACCCCTCATAACCACTACCGGGCAAACAGTTTCCAGCTCGCGGAGGAATTTTACCGCCGTCTGCTGTTCCTTGAGGCCCCGGTCGCTCCACACCCTCGCTTGATGGAAGATGTCTCCGGCGATTACCGCAATGTCCGGCTTCTGTTCTTTCGCCCCGGCCACAAGCGCGTCGAGGCACTTGCAAATGTCGAGGTATCTTGCGTTCTCCCCGTTTTTCTCCGGGCCGGGGAAATTTCCGATGTGTAAATCGCCCGTATGTAAAACTTTGATTGCCATTACTGATTACCTCCCATCTGCCGCTGGCAGTCCATGCAGAGCGTCCGCCCGTACTGCTCATTGCTGTACTTCACTACGCCGTTTGTGCATTTCTTTCCGCACTCCGTACACACGGTCGGGTCAAAGTCCGGCGCGGCCTCCGCTGCCTGCTGCTGCCGTTTCTGTGTCTGACGGAGCGGCTCCTGCGGGGCCTCCGCGTAGGCGGCGTTGTCCGGCTCCGTAATCGGCTGGCCGGGCGTTTCGTAGTCCATGCCCTCTACGTCGTCCTCCACGAAGATAGCCCGTCTTGCGTCCGGGTTGTGGCCGCCATAAAGCTCCTGCGCCGACGTAAAGAAGTGCCGTACCGCCTCCTGCTTCACCAGTTCGTTGTCAAGGTTCGGGACGAGGTAGGCCACAACAAAGGGCTTTTGAAGCTCTTGCAGGGTGTATGTCCCCTTGATGTGCATAGCCGCTCTCAAGGCCCTGTTGATGGCTTTTGTCTCGCACATTTCCGAGCGGAATTTCAAGAACTCTTTCCGCTGCGCGTCGCTCATTCCGTCCGTAACGTCCTGCACGATGATTTCCTTGTGCGCAACGATTTCGATATTCTCCCCGGTAAGCTGCGGGACGGAAATCCGGGCTTCAAATTTCACATCTTTGTTCGGGCAGGCCCCACAATTTACCGGGCGGCCAATGCCCTTGTTTACCTCCGCGCATTTCTGGCAGGTGGACGGGACGATGGGCCGTGTCCCCAAAATCTTAATCCCCGCCGCTCGCATAAGTTTGTTGAGGCCCTTTTTCGTCAAGGCCCAGCCAGCGGGTTTCGCCGGGTGCTGCCGCCCGTCGCGTCCTGTCCACGCCTCGCTGCCTTTTTCCTGCTCGTAGATTTCCTTGTCCGCCGGGTTGGTCGAAATCTGAACCACGTTCATCACGGGCTTGTGAATGTCCGCAATCTCCGCGACGGTCTGCATTGGAACAAGCAGGTTGTACCGCTCTGCCGGGTATTGCTGGGTAATCATCAGCGCGTTTCCGGCTCCGCCTCTTGTAATTTCATTTGACATTTTCGTGTCCTCCTATTGCATTTTTTTGATTTTGTGATACAATAGGGATTGGCTTAGAGATGGTTCATGCCTTTTGGCATGGGCCGTCTTTTTTTATCCCCATTTGCTTGAGGAACTGGTCGAGTTCCCAAAGGTCGTATGTAATCTGTGAAAAACGGCTGCCCTTTACGGTTTCCGCAATGAGCTGGGCCAAATACCACGGCTCACGCCTCGCGCCGTCTGCGTCGCCCTCGCGGTCGATGATGTTCTTGAGCTTTCTCTCCGCGTAGGTTTTCGCGTTATCCCACTCTGACGGCTCTATCTTCCCTCCGAGGTAATGCTCCGCTTGCTGCTGTAGTGTGGCCTCCAAGCTGCTCACCGCCTTTCATTCCCGCCGCGCTGCGGCTCTCCTCGTTGCCCTGCTTGCAGTCGCAAGTCTCTCCGAAATCCAAATGCGCTCCGCAATTCGGGCATATCATGTATTTCATTCGTGCTTTCCCCCTTTGAAAAGTTCGTCGCATACCCTGTTGTGGACGATGGTAAACGTAACGCAGAACACCGCTGCGATTACGAGCCATTCCCCGCCAAAGGCTGTGTAGCCTCGCTGCGCGTGTGTAATTGCTACTAAAATCACCGCCACAATCGCTGTTGGCAATGCCGCCACCGTCAGCTCAATAAGCCCAAGCAACGTCCACGCTCCTACCCTGCTCCATTCCTTTGCCCGGTCGCTCTTTTTCCTGCGCCGGGTGTTTTGCTTTGTCATACTTCCCGCCTCCTATCGGTAAAATTTGTGGTTCCCAACCTCGAAAAGAAATTCGAGGTTTCTGCTGTGCCAACTGCTGCCTGCGCAGCTCTCGAAGTACAAGGCTCCGTAGCTCTCGTCCCAGCCGGATAGAACAAGCTCCAACGCCTCGTAGCACTCTGCGTCCGGCTCCGTGGTGTAGTACCTGCCGCCCTCTGTTACCACCGAAAACTGTCGCGGTTGGAATATAACCTCCTCAATCGTGCCGGGGAAATCGTCGCTCCAAACTCGGTTTAGGACTACCAGCATTACAAGGGCCTTTCCCTCTACACCCTCGCTTTCGGCCTCTGCCATAGCAATCTTCATCAGCCGCTCGCTGTCGTCGCTGTCCCAATCCCGGCTTTTTATCATGCTCTCGTATGTACTCTCCGCCTCTGCCTCCGGCTCCGGCTCCGTTGCTTTCTCCTCCGGGGCCTGCTGCGTCGCCGCGAGGTATGCAGTCGTCGGCAGTTCCGCCGCGAATGTGGTGTATGTGCTGCCCGGTGTCGGTCTGTTGTAGTCCTGCATACGTTCGGCCCCAATCGCCGCCGAATGGATTGCCAACGCCATGAATATGGCTCCCACCGCCAAACTAACGATAATCGGCGGGTACTTGCGTATCTTGTTCTTGTTCATAATTCCCGGTTGCGGCTGCTGCATTGAATTGACGCTGCGCCTGTGTTGCTATGCGCTGTAATATCCGCTCCACCTCGCAGGCCGTCTTTCGGCAGTAGTTGTCAGCTATCCGTATCCGGGTATTCCCGATATTGAAATCTCTGACAACATTCGCCCCAACCATTTCGCACCTCCTTACTCAAATTTCCCTATCCTCGCTGCTCTTTCCAGTACGGCGAGGTTTTCGTCTGCCCTCCGGCGGAACTCAAGCAACCTGTCTCGAAGCTGTGGTATGAGCGGCTGCTCGCTTTCCTGTACTGTGCCGTCCTCCATGAGGAGTGATAACTGCCGGATTAGCTGCTCCATTTCGTAAACCGAGTTTTGCAGCCGAATCAAGGCTCTTTCCGCTGGCATTTCGGGTATCTCCCGGCAATCCTTTCCCAGCGGACACTCGTTTACGCAGTACCACGCTCGTAGCTCCGGCTCGTTGTAAGCGTCCGCCATCAGCGCAACGACGATGTTCGGCGGCCTCGTTATGTCCAGCTCGTATTTCTTTAGGCTGTCCTCCGTAACTCCGGGTAGGTAGTCAATGGCTCCCGCTCTTGTCAAGAGCTTTTCGTTGTACTTTGCCGCCCTCATTCGGGCCTCGTAGTACCTATTTCCGCAGGCTTTTGTTGCTTGCCTTGACATTTATTTTCGCCTCCTCTCGCGGTAAAATAATTACAGGTTGAGGCAAGAGGCTTGACGCTATCAGCGGCGCTCTCCGGCTCCTCTTTGCCTGTATTGTCCCATTTTGGGGCGTTTTGGAGTAAAAAAATTTATCTCCGTACAGGCATGGTGTTGTCAAATATGTCGTCGCCGTAGTAGTTCAGCACTCGCTTAATTCGCAGCGCGAGCCGCAACGACGGCTGTTTCTCTCCTGTCTCAATCTGCGAGTAGTGGCTGCGGCTTGTCCCGACCGCGCTGCTGAATGTCTGCTGGGTGTAGCCGTTTGCCTCGCGCAACTGCTGTAACTTAGCTCTCATTGCTCATGCTCCTTTCCTTTCGGTGTCCCATTCCGGGCTACTATATCACATTATAGCCCCTTTTTGGGGCAATGTCAACCACAAATCAAAATTTATTTTTCTCTCAACACCGATTTTGCCGATTTTAGGGGCAACTACTACACAAAACGGGGCAAAGATAGTATAATTAAAAAGACTGTGGAGGTGCTATAATGCAAAAGTTTTCCAACCGTCTAATCTCCCTGCGTAAAGAGCGGAGCCTCACGCAGGAGGACTTAGCCAAAATCATTCACAAAAAGCGTTCTACCGTCTCCGGCTACGAGACGGAGGGCAAAGAGCCTGACCTTGAGACGGTCTGCTTTCTTGCCAAATATTTCGGTGTGTCCACTGACTACCTGCTGGGCCATTCCGACGAGCGAAATCACGTCGAGCAGGTGTTTTACAACGATACCGTAAATTTCGAGCGGCATTTCAAGAATATGCCTGCCGAGCTGCGCCCGGTCGTCTCCAAGTGTTTTGACAGCTTCTACCTGCTGCTGGGCCGCGATATGCAGCTTGCCCGGCCCGAACGCCTCCGCGTATATGAGGAGCTGCTTCACACCCTCCAATCGCAACGGGCCGATATTCGCAAGGCTATCGAAGCCTCCGGCGGTGCCGTTACCGACCCTGTGGCCCTTTCTGACCTCATGGCTATGCAGGCCCAGCTCAAAAATGCTGTTGCCGCTCTGCTCGATAAGCTCATGCAGGCCGATATGGAAATTGCGTTTAACGTCAAGAAAGACGAAAAAGCAGGGTTCTTAAACGGGTCGGCAATGTGATTTATGTGGATTTCCGCCCCTCCAAGTGAGGGGCGTTTCCTTTGGAGGTGATTACCCTATGCGAAACTACCCGCCGCTTTCCAGCGCGGAAGAATACTGCATTTACCTGCGCAAATCCCGCGTTGACATCGAGGCCGAGGCTCACGGTGAGGGCGAAACGCTGGCCCGGCACGAAAAGCTCCTGCTTGAAGTCGCCCGGCGGGACAAGCTCAATGTTACCCAAATCTACCGGGAAGTCGTCTCCGGCGAAACGATTGCCGCCCGGCCTGTTATTCAGCACGTCCTCCAAGAGGTCGAGCAAGGCCGCTGGGCTGGCGTTCTCGTCGTCGAGGTGGAACGTCTTGCCCGTGGCGATACGATAGACCAAGGCATTATGGCGCAGACGTTCAAGTATTCCGGCACCAAAATCGTTACCCCGCTCAAGGTCTATGACCCAAACAACGAGTACGACGAGGAGTATTTTGAGTTCGGTCTGTTTATGTCCCGGCGCGAGTACAAAACCATCAACCGCCGCTTGCAGCGCGGTCGCCTTGCCTCTGCCAAAGAGGGGAAATGGGTTTCCGGAATAGCCCCCTACGGCTACGAGAAAGTCCGGGTGCCGAATGACAAGGGCTGGACGCTGCGCCCGGTCGAGGCCGAGGCTGATATTGTCCGTTTCATCTTCCGGCTCTACACCTCCGGCGAGGAGGGCGAGAGCGGCGAGGTGAAAAAGGTCGGCACTTATTCGCTGGCCCTGCGCCTTGACAAGATGGGCGTTACCCCTCCGGGTGGTGCGCCTTGTTGGAGCAGCACCACAATCCAGTCTATCCTCGAAAATCCCGTCTACATTGGCAAAATCCGCTGGAACGTCCACAAGACGAAAAAGCGTATCATCAACAACGCTATCCGGGTGGAGCATTACACCGCTCCGGCGGAGGAACAGGTCTTTGTTGACGGTCTGCACCCCGCCATCGTAGACGAGGCTGTGTTCCTCGCGGCCCAAGATATTATTTCTCAAAAAGGCCCTCCGCCCGTCCAAGCCGCGAATACTGTCTCCAATCCGCTGGCCGGGCTGCTGGTTTGCGGCAAGTGTGGCCGCAGTATCGTCCTCCGCCCCAGCGCATACGGCGGTATGCTCATGTGTCCTAACCGGGCCTGCGATAACGTGGGTTCCAAGTACGCCATCGTCGAGGAGCGTCTTTTGCAGGCTCTCTCCCAATGGCTTGACGATTACCGCCTTGAATGGTCTGACCGTCCGCCCTCCGAGGAGCAGTCCCTTATTGACCTCAAGGGGAAATCAATCCGTAAGGCACAGGCAGAGGTGGAAACGCTGCAAAAGCAGCTTGAGCGTACACATGACCTTTTGGAGCAGGGTGTCTACGATACCGAGACTTTCCTCTCCCGCTCCCGGTCTATCACCGAGCGCATAAATGCCGCCAACGAGAATATTGCTACCCTCTCCGCCGAACTGGTTGAGGACGAGGCCCGTGCCGCCTCCCGAAAGAATATTATCCCAAAGGTGGAAAAGCTGCTTGAAGTCTATTCCGCGCTGCCCTCTGCGCAGGCAAAGAATGAAATGCTCAAGGAGGTTATCGAAAAGGCCGAGTACACGAAGCTCCAACGCTCCGGCAGAAATGGGCCGTTCGACAATTTTGACCTTTTGCTTTATCCCAAGCTGCCGCCCTCCATCGTGGAGTGAGGGTATAATTTAAGCCGTCCATTTCGGGCGGCTTTTCTTTGTGATAACCTTGCAAACGTGATATGTTGCAGCGTATGGC